GCATTCAGCGAGCGTCGTCAGCTCGCCAGCTTCCCAGGCCCCGCCGCCCTGGGCGGCCATCGCCGCCTGCATGGCGCGGGCGCCGAGGATGGCCTGAGAGATGTCATTCCACTGGTCGCGCTCTCCAGCACGGACAGCGGCGGCCTCAGCAGCATACTGGGGGTGTTCATCGTAACGGCGCGCCACGGCCTCCCGCCCAATCTTCACCGCGTCCGGCGTGTTCTCAGTCATCACCAGTCTCCGCCGTCGTTCGAGATGTCGATTGTCGCCAAGATGTAGTCGGGGTCTATGCCGCCGCCCGGAACGTGGGCCTTACTGCCGTCTGGGCCATTGCGCATGACGCAAAGCAACCCGCTCGCGGAGAAAAGCCACAGGCTCTTGGGCCAGCACTTCGCAAGCCGCTCCAAGGTCGCGATTGCACGTCGCTCTTCGGGTGTCGGCTCCGTGTTCTCAGTCATGGCGGGGCTCCGAAAGGGCGGTGGCCTTCGGGTGGCCGTACGCCTTGGAGTATTCCAGCGCGTACCAGCGAGGGTCGAATGTCAGACCGATCTCTTTGGCGATCTCGCTGACCGTCTCCTCCGGCTCGTTGATGCGTCTGTCCATCCAGCCGAACCACACCAGATCGTCGCCGTATGTCTGCCCGATGTTGAAATCGTCGCTTCCCCGAAGCTTCATCCCGTGGCGGATCGCGTCGTTGCGATTGTTGAACCGCTCCCCGTCCCACGAATAGCCGATGCCAATTCCAGAGGAGTTAGCCCAGGCCGACGCGATGATGACGATGAATTCCGGGTCGATATTTGGCGCGCCGCTTTCTTTCTTTCTCACTACCTTGCTCCATTAATGACGAGCGCCATCGCAGAGGCGGCGGTGCTCAGGACGGCTCCCTTGTCCTCAAGGACGTAGACCAGCGCGAAGAGGCCGAACGCCCCGATCAGGAGCGAGATGGGGGCCGTGTTCATTCCGCCGCCTCCTGGAACATTGGGGCGGCTTCGTCGGCCATCAGCGCGCCGACGCATGCCTTCATCTTGGCGACCGACACCGCGTTGCCGATCTGCTTGATCTGCTCGGTCTTGGTGCCGGCGAACTCGTAGGCCTGTTCTTCCGTGTTGAAGCCCATCGCGGCGGCGAGCTCGTGCGGCTCCAGCATCCGGAACAGGATGTCGTAGCGCTGGCCGTCCACCTCTCCAGAGACAAGGTTGACCCGCCCGGAGGCGCAGATGGTCGGCGCCGGGTCGGCGATGTCGTGGACACGGGGCGCCTGGCCTTCACGCTCACCGAACTGCGCGACGATGCACGCCAGTTCGCCGCGATTGGCGCCGGTGATCGTCGGTAGCGGTTCGGAGGCATCGCGCACACGGTCGCTGCTGTCCTGATGCGTCACGGGCATCACGACAGCGAACTCGCCGCCCTTGGCCGTCGTCATGGTCGGGATAGGCTCTGCCACGTCCCGCGCGGTCGGCCCGCCACTCGACTGCGTCACCGGAACGACCATGCCGAAACGGTCCTTCACGGTAACGGTTGGCAGCGGATCGTCTTCGCTCGTGCACCCTGCTCCATTTTGACTTGCCCCGTAGTAGGACATGATCAGCGCATGGGCCCCGCCGGCGCCGCCGGTCGTCATTGTGGGGATCGGCTCCCCAACTGAACGCGGCGCGCCGCCCGAGGCCTGCGAGAGCACGAAGGGCTCCACCAGCATTGGCCGGGCGCATCCGGGATGCACCTCTGTCGCCGCCCCACCGGTGGTGATGGTCGGCAGCGGGTCCTCAGCGGAGCGCGCCGCGCCGCTATTGTGCTGAGAGAGCACCAATGGCTCAGCGAGCCAGACACCGCCCTTGGTGTCGAGCGTGGGAATCGGCTCCGTCGAGACACCTTTCGCCTGGTTGCCCTTGCGCCCGTTCATGATGACCGGCTCGGCGACGCCGAAGTTTTTGCCGCCGGCGTGGATCGTGCCAATAGGATCGTCCGTGCTCTTCACGCGGCGGCTATGCGGATCTTGGTCGCCTGCATCGGCCCCATGGGCCAGAGACACGACGACCGGCTGCGCCAGCCCGATATGCGTCCCATTGGCCGCGATGGTGGGCAGGGGGCCGTCGACGCTCTGACCTGCCATGTGGTTGCGCAGGATGACGAGGAACGGCTCTGGCCAGCCGAACTTCACCGCGCCGGCATAGATGCGCGACAGGGTCTTCGGCGCGAGGTCCTTCTTGCGGTTGAAGATCGACCGGCCCTTGATCCTCCAGTCTATGATCTCGCGCGCCGGCCGCCACGTCTTCGACGGTGCGAACAGGCTTCCGTCGGCGGTGCCGCGCTTGGCATGCGTCGGCATCGGCCAATGCACCCGGCGCCCGTCCGACCGCGCCATCAGAATGAAACGCTGGCGGGTGGTGGCGTCGCCGTAGTCGGCCGCGTTCAGCTTGCGCCACTCCGGCTCGAAGCCGAGCCGCTTGAGCGTCTCGATCCACGCATGGAAATACTCGCCCTTGCGCTCGGCGATCGGCTTCCCCGTCTTCGGATTGACAGGGCCCCAGCCGGTGAACTCCCAAACGTTCTCGATGATGAGCCGCTTCACGCGCAGTTCGGTCAGCCAGGTGATGATGTGCCAGGGATCGCTGCGCTGCTGATCGGAGGTCGGCTTTCCGCCGCGCGCCACCGAATGGTGCGTGCAGGTCGGTGAGGCCATCAGCAGGTCGAGATAACCCTCGGGAACCAGCAGGTGAGGCCGCACGGTGGCGATGTCCTGCACATAGTGCCGGGCCTCGGGATGGTTGCGGGTGTGGGTGTCGATAGCCACCGGCCAGTGATTGACGCAGACCAGTTCCATTTCGAGCCCGAGATCAGAGAGCGCGCGCTGAGCCCCGGTGGAACTGCCGCCGGCGCCGCACAGAAGGTCGGCAACGAGCATTTTGCGAGTCATCGTGGGTCCTCGCTTTCGACGGAGGGGCGGGCCGCCCGCGCGTTCTGGATGATGTGCGTCAGCGCCTGGATGATGGTGCCCTCATCCGTCCGCATTGCCCGCAACGCGAGTGAGCAGGCATAGAGGTTGGAGGCGACCTGCAGAGGATCGATACCGCGCTCGATCCACCACGTCTCTTCGCCGAACCGGTGCTGCGCGCCGGAGCTTTCGGTGTGCTCCCATGCGCAGAGCGGCACGGTCCATTTGTCGTCCGGCTTCACCCCGATTCCGGTGATGGCCTTGCCGAACTGGGCATTGGCATAGCGGATGTGCGCCGCCTGCCCGGCCGGGGTATGGCCGCTGATGAGGCACGGCAGCGCGCGGATGAGGCGCAGATGGTCGGCGTCCTCAAGCCTGGCGCGCAACTCCCGGGGCCGGCGCGGACGGCGGGGCCGGTCGGTCTTGAGCCGCGGGCCAATCTCGGTGGCAATGCGGAAAGTCATCAGCGCCCCCATGCCGCATAGCCGAGCTGAGCGCCGCCCTGATGCGCCCGTCGCGGATCGCGAATGGCGACCTCCGGCTTGAAGTTGTCCGATGCCGTCGGGAACAGCTTCCCGTCCGCCGTCCGGTTGGCGATGGCGAGCAGCACATCGCCGATGCACGGCCGGCCGATCTCGCCCCAGTCCGCCAGCACCTTGCCGCGCAACTCGCGCTCCACCTCCATCAGGCTGGGCGGATCGGGCAGCTGATCGACGGTCGAGGGCGAGAGGCACCAGAAAGCCGGATGGACCTGCGCGAGGCCCATCAGCCAGGCGAAATGCAACTCGGTGACAAGCTTCATCCGGTTGGCCCGGGTGTCAGAGACAAGCCGCTTGGTCATCTGGTTGATGATTGCCGGCTGGTCGATCCAGAAGGGCGACGCCCAACGGGTGGAGCGATCAACACGCACGGCGCCGCGCGCGAAGGTGGCGCGGCCATGGGCGTTGCGGATGATCGGGACGCGGTGGGGAGCGGTCATAGCGAGCGCCCTCCGCAAGAGCGCTGGGCGCTCGCCGCGGCACGGCTCAGCGCCATGATCAGCGAGGCGTTTGCGACCATGAGGCCGTCGATCTCCTCGCGGTTCCGATACTGGCCATATGCGGCCACGAGGAAGGCGACCATCAGGCCAGCCGAGAGGGCGCGATCCAGCCACTTCATGTCCGCGCACCTTCTGCCAGCCGCCCGCACACGCGCTCGGTCAGTGCTTCAAGGCGTTCGGCAGTGACGTGGCGGTCCACCTTGTAGGCACGCTCGGCGAACAGCAGGCCGCCCAGCACCACGCTCTCCAGCACGACCATCAGGTCGGAATCGCTTCCGCCGGCGGCGAGGACTTCGCGGCCCATACGGGTGAAAACCTCGCTGGCGATGCGGTTATGGGCTTCCGATGGGGTCTCAGCCATGGCGAGCCTCCTCAATGGCGATCAGGGCGTTGAGGGTGGCGACGACGAGAGCCTTGGCCGGCGTCGGCGCCAACCCGTTTGCTTCGTCAAGGCGGTCGCAGTGGTCGGGGTGCAGCCGGTTTAGATGAGCCCAGCCGGGATCCTGCGAGCCGTGCCCGCAGCGCCAGCACCAGCCGGGGAGCATCAGCTCCTTGAAGACGACGGCGGCGCCAAGGGCGTATTCCTCGGTCTGTGTCGTCGCGGACTGCGCGGCATAGACGGCGCCGCCAAACGCTTCCGTAGCGACGCCGTCCGCCGCGCCGATGTAGCCACCGGCGGCGACGATGTCCCGGAAGTGGCGGAGGGTGGAAGCGTCAGCCATGGACAGCCTCCAGCTCCGCGAGTGCCTGATCTCGTGCACGCTCAAGCCCGGCCAGTTCGATGGTGGGCCGCAGCGTGGCGAGGCGCTGATATCGCGCTTCCACGATCTCCGCCGTCACGCGCGGGCCGGCCGGGCTCGCCAGCTCAAGCACATCGCGCCAGCTGCCGGCGCCGGCACAAAGGCGGTTGATGCGCTTCACGTTCTCCGCAAGGCGCACGGCCTCGTGCCGATGGTTGGCGATCTCGCGCTCGTCATAGCCGGCTTCCAGAAGGAGCAGGGCCGTCTCGCACTCGTCGGAAAGATCGACGGAGGCCTGGGCAAGCGTGATCGACATGGCGTGGATGATGTCAGCCATGGCCGTGCGCCCCGTTTCGCCCCGCAACCGCATCCTGGAGAGTCGCCAGGGGGCTCTTGTCCCGCGTCGCGGTGCCCTTGGGCATCGGGAGTGCGTCGCCATACCTCTTGACGAGGTCTTCAGCACATTCCCGGAAGTCCGTCGGCTCGGTGGCCGGCATGTCGGGATAGTGCTTCAGAACCGCCGCGCGAGCGGTCTCGAACAGGCCGGGAATTTCGTGGGTCCACACGGGATGGCCAACGATGTGCTCGATGGCCTCGTGCACATCGCCGAACGATCCGACCAACAGAGTGCCGGTCGTGATGCTCCCGAGAATGCGGGGGTCGAAGCTGCGATTATCCACGGGGCACCTCGGTGTGGTCGCCATAGGGCTGGGCGAACGGATCGGGGAAGTCGTCCTGCTCGAGCGCGCGGTGGCGGATGACGGCGGCGGCGATGCCGAGCGCCAGCCCGATCGCAACGCCGATGAACATGGCGAACCAGTCGAAGCCGCCGAGGTCACACGCCGGGGGCATCACACGCCTCCCGTCTTGACGGCGGCCCAGGCGATCACGACGCCGACGAGCAGCGCCACGGAGGCGAGGCGCACAGCCTCATGCAGCACGGTCTTGAGCATGGGATGCTCTCCGCTTGTAGGTTTGGGATTCGATGTGCTCGATCTGTTCCCGCGCCGCCTTGGCGTGCTCGATGGCAACGGTCTCCACGGGCCAGCCTTCAAGGTCGACGCGGCTGGCTCCGATCGTCATGGCGCGCAGGTAGGAGCGGCCAGACGTGTAGTCGTGCAGCGCTGCGCCGAGCTTTCGGGCAGGGATTTGCGGCGCGGCGGCGCGTATGTCGTGGTAGATGCCGGTCTTGAGCGGCTGTTTCGGCTGGCCCTTGTCACGAAAACAGCGTGGAAACAGCTGCACCAGAATCGACCGTGTCGCCTCGGCCTCGCTTTTGCGCTTGCGCCATTTGGCCTTGCGGTTTTCACGGACGGACATGGGCCACCTCGAACACACTGTCGCGCAGCTTGCGGGCGGCCTGCCGGCGCCGGCGGGCGCTTTCCAGCTTGGCGCGGCCTTCCTGGATCAGCCGGTGGCCGTCATCGGCCTCCAGCCGGGCGCGTTCTTCCTGCTCGCGGGCGGCGATATAGGCCGGGGTGCGCTGCAGGGCGCTCTCTCGATCGGCAAGACCGCTCATTGCTGCGCCCTCGCCTGGTAGTGGCTGAGCACGCGCAGCCGCAGGGCGGAGGAGAGGTTGCCCTGGTCGCGGGTGCTGTCCACCTCGCCGACGACCTCGGAAAGGGTGCGCTTGGACTTGGCGGCGATCTCGCGCAGGCCATTCCAGAACTCGTCTTCCATCGACACGCTGGTCTTGTGACCGCCGATGACGATGGAGCGCTTGCGGACAGGCGAGACGGCTTCGGGAGAGGGGGAAATCATGGCGTAGCCTCGGCAGGGGTTGCGGCGCTGCGGCGCTTCAAGTGCCGGCTGGCGCCCTCATAGGATTTCAGGGAGCGGCGGATGGACTGCGCCAGCTTCGGGCAGTCCGCGGCCTCGGCGTCTTCCAGCGCGGCGCGCAGGCGAAAGCCGCAGGCAAGGGCGTGGTAACTCTGCTTGTCGTTGGCGGGGCGGAGCTTGGACATCACGCCACCTCCGCACGCTTGCGCAGCCGCAGCGGCCGCCTCAGGCCATCGGTGGGGTGCAGGTACTGGCGCGCCTTGGCGCGGATGGCCTGGTAGCTTTCGCCCCTGTCCAGCCCGTCGATCACCACCCGCAGGCCGATGGCCAGGCGTGCGGCGGCAGCATGGGCGGCGTTGTCCGCCTGATCGCGGTTCCGCGCGGCCTTCGCGGCCACGAAAGCGCCGACGATGGACGTCACGAGCGCTCCGCCGGCGGCGCCGACCAGAAGGAACGGCAGGGGAGATGTCAGCAGGCCGATGGTGATCTGGCTCATGATCGAACCCTCAGAACGGAACGGCGAACTGCTCGCCGCGCGTTTGCTGCGATTTCAGGGACGCGAGGGCCGTGCGCTCTCGCGAGGCGGTGGTTTCGTCGCGCGCCCATTCCGCCGCATCGACGGCGCGCTGTGCATCGCGGATGGCCTGGCCAATGGGGCGGATGTCATGGGCGGATTGGCGCATGGCTCACTCCATGGGAGCAGTGAAAAGAAAGACGGCCGGGCCGACTTTGGGTCATTGGGGAGGAGCGGCCCGGCCGGGCGGTTCGGTCCCCGCCAGAGTTCAGAAGGTGATGTCCTCGTCGACGAGGTCGGCCGGGTTGCCTTCACGATGGAAGGGAACAGCAGGGGCCTCGGCGTCGTAGCTCTCACCGCAGAAGGGGCAATAGGTCGCCATCAGCGTGGGCGGCGTGTAGGGCTTGCCGGCATCCAGCTGATAGGTGGAGACGCAAGCGCGCGCCGGGCCAACCGGGTTGGCGACGATCGCGGTGTTGTGCCGCGCCAGCAGGGCGTTGATTTCGGCGATGCAGCTGCACATGGCGGCGGCTCCGAGTGGCGGTTGATCAGAACGGGATGCCGTCGTCGGTCTCGGCGGCTTTCCGCGGCTGACGACCGAAAAGGGCGTTCATCGTCTTGCTGACGGATGCCTTTTCGGTAGGGGACAGCGGGTGTTTGATTTCAACGCTGCTCTTGTGCGCCCGAAGGTCCACGGTCTCGATGTCCTGCTTGACGGAGACCGAGACGGGCTCAAGCACATAGAACCGAATGCCGGGGTTCAGCCGCGCCAGCCGCTTGGCTTCGTCGGCGGCCGACTGCTCGGTCGGGTGCCTCACGGCTGGAGGGCGCTGGCCGAGGCCGTACACCATCCAGAACTGATCATCATGCTGGGCCATCGATGCTCCTCCCATCAGAGGGGGTGGCGTGCCCGGCGATCGGGAGAGGGGCGCGGGAACCGCCGCCGGGCACGCATCAGCGGTGTGCTGATGGGGTCAGTTTCCGAAATGGAAATGATGATGTCAAGTGCAAATTTTCCGAAACGGAAAACGTCGTATTTCCGATTCGATGATCGGGGGGCCGACGGCGCGCAGTGCAAAGGCCGCGATTGACCATCTCCACGCCCAAGATACCCTCGGGGAAGCGGGGGGAGGATAGACATGGCCAAGTGCGTGATCTGCGGGGAGAGCCTAGGGCTTTTCGGCTCCAAGGACGGCAAGCACGACTATTGCCGGGACATGGAGGGGCGCGCGGCAGAGATCGCCACCGCCAATAGCGAGCGGGCGATGGTCGCCGCCGAGGCGTCTGCAAGGGAGGCCGCTGCCGCCGCCATGCTGGCCACCACAAGCGTCTACCTTCCCGACTTCGAGCACTTTGACACGCTGGGTATTGTGGCGGGCGAGACGGTGGCCGGCATCAATGTGCTGAAAGAGGTGGCAGTCGTTGTTCGCGATGTCGTTGGCGGCCGGAGCGAGACGTTGCAGATGGCCATGAGATCGGCTCGCGAAAGCAGCCTGCTGGAAATGAAGCGCGAAGCGCTCGCGCTTGGAGCGGAAGCTGTGATAGGCGTGCAGCTGACCTATGGCGAAGCGCCTTCAGGGCGGCCGGGGTCTATGCTGTTGGTGGTGGCTACGGGAACCGCGATCCGGCGGCGCGCCTCAACCTAACCAGCGGCCCTCTGGCGGACGAACGCCGCGAAATCCGCCACCTCGTTCTTCTGCTCGGGGGTCAGGCCTTGGAGGAGATCGGCTTGAGTAGGGGCGGAAGGGTCGCGAAATAGATCCGCCACGGATGGCAGGTTCAGGGCGTGGCGGAATTTCTCCATCCACTCGGCATCTATGTGCCCTGGCTTCTTGAGCTTCTTCGAGATGGTCCCCGGCGACACACCCATGCGCTCCGCAAGCCTCTTCCTGTCGAGGCCGGGGACCGTCGCCATCCATTCTTCGATGTAGAGGCGTGGCGGCCGGGCGCCGCCGATCGATGTAACCATCAGATATGACTAGCTTTCCAAATTGGAAATGGCAAAATTTCCAATGCGGAAAACAAAGTGCTGGACTTCCTTTTTCCGATATGGAAAATGGCAAGCATGAGCACGATGCTGAGAACATGGCGCGCGGAAGCGCAACTGGATGCCAACAGCGCCGCAACGGGGGTGGGCGTCTCGCTCCCCACGTGGAGCCGCTGGGAGACGGGCCGCCGCCGGGTGCCGGCTGAGCGGGTGCTTGATGTCGAGCGCATTACCGGCATCTCCCGTCATGATCTCCGGCCTGACCTGTACCCGCGCGAGCCCGCGCCCTCTACCGATCACGGGAGGGCGTAGGGATGGGCGAGCACCATGCCCCCGCGCCGCTGCGCTTCCGGCACCCGGCGCTTGGTGATGTCGAAATGGTCATGGTCGACCTTGAGCCCCCGAGGTTCCTGTCTGCGACGTGCCGTCTTGGTGATGCGGTCTGCGAGGTAGACCTGATGGCGCCGCCGTCGATCGCGCCGCTGCAGGACATCGCGGCGCTGCCCCGGAATCCGCTACCGGGGCGGCGTGATGCCGGCGATCATCTCGGTGGCGAAGTTGAGCGCACTTTCGCGCACCGCCGCCTCTTCAGCATCTTGAGGCGGGCCGCTGAACGCACCCGCGATGGCATTCGTGACGTCTATATCAAACTGGCGCAGGCGAGCCGCCGCTACGTCTTGGTCCGGGTGCTCGGTCATGCGCATGATGAGAACACGCATCATCTGAGCAATGGCAAAACGCCAGGCTTTGTCCGCTCGCCTGATTTCAGCCTTCGTGAAGGATGGTGCCGACCAGCCGTACTTGTCTGTCATGTGCTTCGCTCCGTGCGCAGCATTCGCGCGGGGTTGAAAGGGGATGGCCCGGCTGCAACCGGCCATCCCCGCAAACCTAACGGCGCGCGAGATGACATGGGAGAGGCGGAATGAGCCTCACCCGCAAGATCATCGACTTCCTGACCGGCCGGCCTTCGCCCCGGCGCCTGCGCTTCGACGACAGCACGAGCATCGTGCCGGGCGATATGGTGGTGTGCATCGTCAGCGGCCGGCCGAGCTTCCTTCGTCCGGATGGGACTTTTGGTGGTTGGGCCGATGGCCCGTATCCGCAGCTGGGCTTCCGCTACCATGTCGATGATGTGTGCCCTAGCCCGCGTGGTGCGATCGGGCTGCGTCTTCGCGAATTTCCGTCCGACAAGTGGCGGGTGACCTGCTTTCGCAAGGTCCGCAAGACATCCATCGAGTGCCTTCAATCCCTTCTCAATCCCAGCCCCGAGGAGGTCCTTGCCGGGACCGCCGGGGGCAATGACTACGACGTGCCGTCCGTTGCCGCGGACGAGCGCACTGGTTTCCTCCCGGGCGTTTCCTCCCGGTGCCTCACGGCCCGCCTGCTGCTGAATGGTGGTGACGGGCCGTCCTTTCTCCATCGTGTGACCTCTCGTGAACGTCTCGGCTCAGATGAGCCGGGCACCGCTGGCGCCCGGCCTCTTGGTGGCGGTGGCGGAGGTGGTGAGCCGCCGCTCCGTGGTGGTGATGAGCACATCACCACAGGGGACACCCGAGATGTCGGAATTCTCACCCGCGCCTGCGGGTAATTCACCCAAGGCTATGACGAGGACAGCGATGTCGTCCGCATGCGAGGCTCACCATCTGATCGGCCAGATTGCCGGCGCCCAGGCTCTGGGCAGCCCGATCAAGACCGCGCTCAGCATCGTGGCGCGCCGCACCGGCCTTTCGGAACGTCGTGTCCGCGGCATCTGGCACAAGGAAGCGCGCGCCATTCGCGCAGAGGAACTCGATGCGCTGCGGCGGGCGGCCGAGGCGCAGAAGAAAGCGGAATTTGATGCGGATATTTCCGAGTTGCGAGCGCGTCTGGCTCGTCTTGAGGCGGCGGCTACCGTCACCCCTTCGCATGCGCTTCGCGGAGCGCGCGAGGCAGAAGGCCAGGAAGTGGCTGGACCGGGCGGAGTGGTGGCGGCGGGACGACTGAGCTCGCCCACCGGCCCGCGCCTTCGTGCGGAGGCGCGCTGATGCCCCGCACCTATCTCAAGACCGCTGACCCGAAGCCGACCCCCACCGAGCTGCGCCGCCGCAAGCTGGCCGCCGTGCGGGCCGAGAAGATCGCCGAATATGCCCGGCTGAGGCGGGCGCATGACGCCCGGGCCAAGACCAGCCGGGAACTCCTCGAAATCACCACTGCGCTGCTCGCCGCTGAGCTGAAGCAGCCGAAATCCGCCGAGCGCCCCGCTGCGCCGGTGGCGGACCTTTTCGCGCTCTGATCGTCAGAACGCTGCACGGAGCCTTGCCATGTCCGACATCCCGAACGACGAGCCGCTTTCCGATTCCCCCGCCGGCTTCGCCAAGGAGCAGCTCGTTTCCTTCATCGAGCGCATCGAGCGCTTGGAAGAAGAAAAGCAGACCATCGCCGACGACATCAAGGACGTGTTTGCCGAGGCCAAGGGCAGCGGCTTCGACACCAAGGCGCTGCGGGAAATCCTGCGCATTCGCAAGCAGGACGCCGACCAGCGCGCCGAGCACGAGGCGATCGTCGACCTCTACATGCAGACGCTCGGCATGCTCGGCGAAAGCTGAGCTCGGCGCCTTTCGTTCACATGCTGAGGTGCCGCGATGAAAAGCGAGACATGGGAAGGGCTCCGCGCCTCCCTGAAAGCCCGGGTGGGCTCGGACACATATGACGCCTGGTTCGCCCGGCTGGAGTTCGCCGGCTGCGCGGACGACGTGGTGACACTTTCGGTTCCGACCACCTTCCTGCGCCGGTGGCTGGCTCACCACTATGCCGACCTGCTGACCGAGATGTGGCAGGCCGTGGCGCCGGTGTCGCGGGTGGTGATTGGCGTGCGCAAGCCGGGCGCGAGGGTCGTGGTGCGCATGGAGCGCGCGGCGACGGAGGCCGAGGCTTCCGCCCCTGAGGCTGCTGTGCCGCCTCCGGTCAAGCCCAAGCCCAAGGCGAAGCCCCGTTCCTGGCAGCAGGTCAGTTCCGCTCTCGACGCCAGCAAGACGCTGGGCACGTTCCGGGTTGGCGATGGAAACAGGCTGGTGCATGCGGCGGCGAGCGCGGTGGCCCTACCGAAGGCGTCGCGGTTCAATCCGCTCTACGTCTATGGGGCCGGTGGGTGCGGCAAGTCGCATTTGCTGCAGGGCATCGCCGCGGCGGGTGATGAGTGCAATGCCGTCTACATGACGGCCGAGCGTTTCATGCTGGGCGTCGCCAACGCGGTGCAGCACCTGAAAATGCAGGAGTTCCGTGACGCTCTCACGGCGGCCGGACTGCTGGTGCTGGACGATGTACACAATCTGCGTGGCAAAGCGGCGCAACAGGAGTTCCACCGGGCCATTTATCAGCTGGTCGAAGCTGGGCGGCAGGTGGTGATTTCCGCCGACCGGGCGCCGAGTGACCTCGAGGTGCTGGACGAGAGAGACCGTGCGCACCTCGCCAGCGGCCTGGTGCTCGAGATCACGCCTCCGGATGAGAGGCTGCTGCGCGAGATCCTTGACGAACGGGTGGCCGCGCTTGGGCAGGAGAACCCCGGCTTCGCCGTGCCGCCGGACGTGCTGGACTTCCTCGCCCGGATTTGCGGGAAGAGCGCGCGGGTTCTCGACGGCGCGCTGAACCGCCTGCTGGCACATAGCCAATTGGGCGAGGCGCCGCTCACGCTGGACGTGGCCGAGGCGGCGCTGCGGGACCTTGCGGGGTCCGCCGAGCCGAAGCGCGCCCGGGTGGAAGACATTCTGAAGGCCGTGGCGTCGCACTACGACATCAGCCGGGCCGACATCATCTCCCAGCGCCGCACGGCGAACGTGGTGATACCCCGCCAGATCGCGATGTATCTGGCGAAGACGCTCACGCTGCGGTCGCTGCCCGAAATCGGGCGTCGCTTTGGCGGGCGGGATCACACCACCGTGCTACACGCGGTGCGTAAGATCGACGAGTTGCGGAAGGTGCAAGCTGGGTTAGCCGGCGACCTCGAAAAGCTGACCTCGGCGCTGACCGGCGAGGTGGCAGCGTGAACGCACCGACCTCCTATCGCCAGTTTCTCGAAGCCAAGATGAAGGTCGCCCCGTCGACCGGTTTTTCTGTTCCGCTGGAAGAGATTAACCCGGACCTCAAGCCGTTCACACGCGCAGTGGTCCAATGGGCCGCCGCCGGCGGATGCCGGGGCATCTTCGCCAGCTTCGGACTGCACAAAACGTCGACGCAGATCGAGCTATGCCGGCTGCTGAAGGTCCGCGCCGGCGGCGAGGCGCTGATCGTGCTGCCACTCGGCGTCCGGCAGGAGTTCTTCCGCGATGCCCGGCTTCGCTTCCAGGGCGACTTCGCGGTGTCGCTCCGCTTCATCCAGTCGGAAGCCGAGCTGGAAGCGGCCCGCGCCGATGGCGGGGGGCACATCTACCTGACGAATTACGAAACGATCCGCGAGGGAAAGCTCGACCCAGGCCAGTTCACTATCGCCTGCCTCGACGAAGCGTCGATCCTTCGCAGCTTCGGCTCCAAGACCTTCCAGACTTTCCTGCCGCTGTTCGACAAGGTGCGCTTCAGGTTCGTCGCGACGGCAACACCATCGCCGAACCGGTTCAAGGAGATCATCCACTATGCCGGCTTCCTCGGCATCATGGACACCGGCCAAGCGCTCACCCGCTTCTTCCAGCGCAATTCGGAGAAGGCCGGCGACCTGACCCTCTATCCCCATAAGGAACACGAGTTCTGGATGTGGGTGTCGACCTGGGCAGTCTTCCTGCAAAAGCCCTCCGACCTCGGTTTCTCCGATGAGGGTTATGACCTTCCTCCACTTACCGTCCGCTGGCACGAGGTGCCCGTCGACCTGATCGGCTCTACTGCGGATCGCGACGGCCAGATGGCCTTGATCCGGCCTGAGGCCAAGGGCCTGTCAGAAGAGGCGCGCGAGCGGCGCGCCGCGCTGCCGGCTTGCATCGCCCGTATGCGCGAGATCATCGCCGCCGATCCGGAGAGCCATCGCATCCTCTGGCATGACCTAGAAGACGAGCGCCGCGCCATCGAGGCGGCGGTGCCGGGCGTGCGCTCGGTCTTTGGGACGCAGGACCTGGCAGAGCGCGAAGACCGCATCATCAGCTTCTCCGATGGCGGCTTTCCGTTCCTCGCCGCCAAGCCGGTGATGCTCGGCTCCGGCTGCAACCTGCAGCGCCACTGCCACAAGGCGGTGTTCCTCGGCGTCGGGCACAAGTTCAACGACTTCATCCAGGCCGTGCACCGCATCCAGCGGTTCGGCCAGGAGCACCCCGTCGAGATCGACATCATCTATCCCGAGAGCATGCGGGCGGCGCGCCGTGACCTCGAGGCCAAATGGGCGCGCCATGAGGAAATGGCCGCGCGCATGAGCGAGATTATCCGCAAGCACGGGCTCAGCCTGGCCGGCATGGCCGAGGTGCTGCAACGTTCCATCGGCGTGCAGCGCATCGAGGCCAGCGGCGAAGGCTGGTTGGTGGCGAACAACGATTGCGTCGAAGAGTGCCGGCGCATGGAGAACGACAGCGTCGACCTCATCGTGACGTCGATCCCCTTCTCCAATCACTACGAGTACACGCCGACCTATGACGACTTCGGCCACACCGATGATGACGACCATTTCTTCGGGCAGATGGACTTCCTGACGCCGGAGCTGCTGCGGATCCTGAAGCCCGGCCGGATGGCCTGCATCCACGTCAAGGACCGGATCATGTTCGGTTCGGTGACGGGCATGGGCACGCCGACCGTCAATCCGTTCCACATGACGACGACCTTCCACTTCAGGAAGCATGGCTTCGCCTACATGGGGATGGTGACGATCGACACCGACGTCGTGAGGGAGAACAACCAGACCTATCGGCTGGGCTGGACCGAGAACGCCAAGGACAGCAGCAAGATGGGGTTCGGCTCGCCCGAATACCTCTTGGTGTTCCGCAAGCTACCGACCGATCGATCCCGCGCCTACGCCGACGAGCCGGTGACGAAACAGAAGCCGCACGTCGAGATGCTCGACGGCCGGATCGTCGAGTTCGACGACAAGGGGCGGCCTATTCCCGGCAGCGGCTATTCACGCGCCCGCTGGCAGACCGATGCACATGCGCGCTGGCGCTCCAGCGGCAACCGCCTTCTCACGGCCGACGAGATCGCCCAGCTTGATCCTTCCACCATCGGCAAAGTCTTCAAGCAGTTCAGCATGGAGACCGTCTACGACTACGAGACGCACGTGCGGATCGGCGAGCAGTTGGATTATCGCGGCGTGCTGCCGGCGATCTTCATGTCGCTCTGGCCGGCCAGCACCCGACCGGACGTCTGGCATGACGTTGATCGGATGCGGACGTTGAACACGGCGCAGGCCTCGGCCGGCCGGGAACTCCACGTCTGCCCTCTGCAGTTCGACATCGTCGACCGCTGCATCAACCGCTACACCAACCCCGGCGAGCTTGTCTTCGACCCCTTTGGCGGTCTGTTCACGGTGCCCAACCGGGCTGTCCGTATGGGGCGGCGGGGCAGGGCGGCGGAACTCCACCATGGGTATTTCCTCGACGGGGTGAAATACCTTGAGGCTTTGGACCGCAAAAAGGCCACGCCTTCGCTGTTCGACTTCTTGGCCGATGGCGTGGCCGCCCCTGCGGAGGCGGCTGAGTGACCCGTGAACCTCTCCCCTCCCGCCGCTACAGCGAGACCTTCGAGGTCGTTGTGCAGGACGTGAAATACACGGCCACGCTCGGCTTCTATGAGGATGGGCGCCCTGGCGAGGTGTTTCTGAACGGCACCAAGGTTGGCACGGTGCTGGACCTGAACGCCTGTGAGGCGGCGGTGATGGCCTCTCTCGCGCTCCAGCACGGTGCCGCTCTGGACGTGCTCCGCCATGCGGTGAAGCGCGATTCCGAAGGTGCGCCGCAGAGCCCCATAGGGGTGGTGCTGGATATGCTGGCACGCGTTGCGGAGGTGCAGCCCTCAAGAGGTGACCCTTGAGCTGGCAGGCGCTGAATTGGGCCGGTGATCTGACGCTCGGCTCTCCGACGGCGAAAACGCTCCTCATCCTCCTCGCGAATTTCGCGGACGAGGAAGGGGAGTGTTTTCCGTCGCACGAGAAGCTCCAGAAGATGTCGGAGTTCTCCGCCCGCGCCGTTCAGATCAACATGAACAAGCTGGAAGAATGGGGCCTGATAGAGCGCAAACGCGACCGAAATGACGACGGGACGCTCGGGCGGACCCGCTACAGGTTGTGCCTGCATATCAAGCAAAAGCATATAGATGGCATCCACCGGCACGACGTGCCGGTGGTCAAAAATGACGAGCCACCGGCACCTGCTGCGCTGGAACCACCGGCACGAGGTGCGGGTCAAGATAACCTCCAGGAAGATAACCATCAAAAGACCCCCATAGCCCCCAAGGGGGCGGTGGGAGCCGAGACTTCGAAGGGATGGGAGAAGGACCCGGCCTATCTGGCGTTCCTCGCCGAGTACGGCCCCTCGCAGGCCTGGCCCAAGCACCGCGGCTATCGCCAGTGGCTCAAGCTGACCGAGGACGAGCGCAAGGCCGCCGTGGCGGCGATCCCGGCCTATCGGGCGGTGTGCGCCAAGGAACGCCGTAAGATGACCGACCCGTCGGCCTATCTGCGCGGAACGTTCAAGAATTTCTCCATCCGGCTCGCGCCTCGGGCTCCTGATAGCGACGCCGTGCAGGCGCTGCGCCGGGCGCTGGGGGCGAATTTCTCCGGCGGCGTGATGGTCGAACACGGGACACCGCAATGGGCGGCATGGCAGGCCGTGGCCGAGGAAGCGCAGTTGCCGCTGCGCGCGATCGGCTATCCCGCCCGCCCCTTTGCCGGGCGCCCCGAGGCCGTCACCGGCCGGTACATGCCGAGCGAGTGGCCACCCAGCCGCGACGGGCCGGATCGCCAGCAGCAGGCAGCCGGTGGGTGAATGGGCTTGGTGGTGGAAGGTGGTGGACGATGGCACGCAAGGGACGGAAGCGGAAAGAAGGCCGGCGCACCCGGTCGGGCAAGCTCTCCGAGGCCAATTCGGAGCGCGCGGCGCGCGGCCTGCGGGGCGTGATGGACGTCGTGCTCTCGCAGCCGCATCGGGCATGGCTCGGCAAGGGCCGGCGCGACGACCAGCTTGCTGAGAACGCCCTTGGGCGCCTGCTGCTGGCCGGCAAGATCACGGAATCGGAATACTGGGCCGGCGACCGGTGGCGGAAGCTGGTGGGCGAGTTCCATCAGGTTCTGGCATCGCCTGTCATGCCCGGCTCGGCCATGGGGCGCCTGGTGGCCGATGAGGTGGACGAAGACAGCCGGAACCGCGAAGAGAGGTCCGGCACGACGGTTGGGCAGGAGACCGACGAGGAGCGCCGCGAGCGTGTGCTTGTCCAGCATGCTGCAGCGATGACCGCCATTCGGCGGCTTCCGGATCGGCGGCAGGTGTTTGTCGTGATGGAGAGTGTCGTGCTGCGCGAAGGGGCTGTGGATGAGGTGGGGCTTAAAGCGCTGAGGCAGGGGCTTGGCCAACTGGCGCGGCTGTGGCGGATGGAGGCGCCGGATGATCCGCTGGAGGAGCGGCTGGGGCCAAAGCCCAAGGTGCGCGCCGCACGGTGTGAAGAGAGGCCCGGCTGGCAGCACGAAGAGCGGGAACTGGACATCAGTTACAAATAGCTGTGCCCAGCCCTTGATGCCTCTTGCGCATCCGGGGCAAATCAGTCCTAATCGCCGACGAAATTCATGATCGGAACGAGTTGCGCCCGGGGCTTCTGTCTCGGGCGTTCGGCGTTCTGAGGAGCGCATCGCAATGTCATCACGAAGTTTCCAGATCATCTTTGGAGGGGTGGCAGAGCGGTAATGCGTCCGCTTGCTAAGCGGTAGCCGGCGAGCAAATCGTCGCGCGAGTTCGATACTTGCCCCCTCCGCCATATTGGAGGGTGCCGCTGAATGGCCGGCAACTGGTCCCGAAAACCAGGGTAACCGCAAGGTTAAGGGTTCGATTCCTTCACCCTCCGCCAATATTTCTGGTTGTGGATTTGGCCTTTAAGTGGCCTCAAAGCCCGGCAAAACAGCACCAATAGGTTGAACTGCCGTCGTAGCTCAGCAGGATAGAGCGCTGGGTTCCGAACCCAAAGGCCGCAGGTTCGAATCCTGCCGATGGCTCCAATTCGCCCTCACGGGCAAACGAGATGACCGGCGGCGCTCAACGCGCATATTTCGCGGAACCGTGGCGGATATTGCTGCCTCGGCCCGGTCATACAATTCGACGGACGACCTGCCCTGTGGAAGGGGATCGCGGCTGAAGGCTTCCACCAGGTAGTCGCGACAGTTGGAGAACGGGCCCGCCGAAGCGCTGGTATGCGGGCGGCCAGGCGTAGCTCGATGCTACGCCGGGCGCCGACTAAGCCCCGGTCACGACAAGGCCGTCTTCCCGCGTGACGAAACGGGGTAGACGTGATCGCGCAAGCGATTGCCTAGCAGGGCGTGCCGGTTCAAGTCCGGCCGCGGGCTGACGGCCGACAGTTCGACGCGCGGCGTGGAAGGACACGCTATCTGCCAGATGATCATGGCGCGGGTGCAAGTCCCAGGCGAGGTCGGCACGGTCCCGGCGCCCCATGAGCAGGTATCAAGCCCTGCCGCGTCGAATCCTATCCCGCAGGCCGCAAGCGCTGTTTGCAGCCACCGCTTGACGACGAGGCCCCTCCTATGAAGGCGAAGCGGACGTAGCCTTGCATAGCGGACCAATGCTTGGCGGCGGCCTCGGGTAATAGCCGGTAACCGCTAATTGGACCGCGAGCCGCACCCATTCAGCCCGGAGGCGATGACCGAGTGGGCGATGCAGCATCCGAAGTGGCGGGTTGTCCGGTGGCGCTGCGGGGTGCGCGAGGAAAGCATCTGATGCCGCTTATCTGGCTTTTCGGCACGCTCATCATCTGGCTGGGAATCCTCTCATTCTGGTGGGGATGTTCGGTCCTCATCGGTTTCAGCCCGTTGAGCCAGGATCAGGCCTGGGCGATCCTTTGTGTTCTCGCGCCCATCACGGGGATCGGAGCCTGTGTATTCCTTGTGAAGTACGGCTGATCTCGCCGCCAGAGACTTAGAACGCCGGGCAGGCGGTCGAGCCGTTCGCCCATTCGACCACCAGATCGCGCACGCGCGCCGGGGCCAGCTGGTTACCGCTGTAGACGGTTAGGCGGCTGCCTTCTCCGACCTTCTCGATCTTGGCTGACATGTAATAGTTCCGGGCGAGGCTCCCGTGCGAATAGGTGACCTCGCCATAGCCGAGTTCGTTGTAGAGTTCGGTGTCGACCTCGAATGAACCCCCTTCGCCCACATCGACCTTGAGACACCGCGTGGCCTGCTTGGCCACCCGCCGATAGATCTCCTGATAGTTCTCCTTGAACTCCAAGACGGTCGGCGCAGTCTTCTGTTCCAGATCCGTTGGCGTGGTGGAGCAGCCCGCAAGCGCAAGACCGGTGAGGACGATCGGAAAGGCGAGGCGCATGGCAAGCTCCAAGAGTTGCATTCATCCGATCTACATCTATCTGACTGGCGCCACCCGTCTACGGGAAGGCTGGTTCGGGCGCCTGATCATGCAGGTGCAAATGGTCGAAGGCGGATGGCGCGACGCAACGGCGCGCGACCTTAAGCAGATCGAGTTCATCGGCTCGTCCTCTGCGAAACGGCGCAAGGATGCCGAGTGGGTGGAAGAGCACTCCAGTCTCCCGCCGCCGGATTGGCGGGCGACTGGCTACATCCTCCATAATGGGCTGGAGTGGTCGTGATGCCCCCGTTCATTCGGTCTCTGAGGGCGCGCGCCGAGCGCGTGCAGCGGCCCGTGAGGATTTAGGACATGCTCAAGTTCATCCGTTCTCTGTTCTCTACCCCGGCGTCTTCGGCTCCTCTCGTCGAGCTTGCGGACGTGAAGCGTCTCGATGTGAAGCCGGGCGACGTCATTGTGATCACGTCACGCCGTCCCATCTCCCGCGAAATGGCCGCGCGGTTGCGTGAGGATATCGGGCGCTTCCTGCCGCAGCAGAAGGTGCTGATCGTCGATCAGGGGTTCATGGTGGATGCCGTTCTCGGCACTGAGGCTGTCCCGCATGTCCACTGACTCTAAGGTGCTCGAATATCTCCGCAAGGCCATCGCCTCGGAGTTCCGGGCCTCGTCGCAGTACGCCCTGCATGCCGGCGCGCTGGAGAACTGGGGTTATGGCGGCCTCGCCAAGCACGAGCGCCGCGAGGCTAAGGATGAGCAAGGCCACGCCCGCCGCTACATCGAGCGCCTGACGTTCCTCAAGGGCGACATGGACGTTGGCGACATCGGCGCGCCGGCCGTCGGCAACAGCGTTCCGGAGATCCTGATGTCGGACCTGCGGGCCGAGCGCGAGGCCGTTGCCCTCTATACCGAGGCGGCTGTGCATGCCCGGTCGGTGGGTGACCTGGTCACGGCCGATCTGTTCGAGTCCATCCTCGCCGACGAGGAAGGGCACGTGAACTGGCTGGAGACGCAACTGGGCGGCATCGATGCCCTCGGTCTGCAAGGCTACCTGCAGCAGCAGTTCGATCGGGCCTGATGTCTCGCCCCTCCGCGCGCGAGCGTGGTTACACCAGCGCTTGGGATAAGGCGCGCGCTGCCTACCTCGCCAAGCATCCTCATTGCGTCGAGTGCATGAGGATGGGGCATGAGACGACGGCGACAGTGGTCGATCATGTGAAGCCCCACCGGGGCGACATGGTTCTGTTCTGGGACAAATCCAACTGGCAACCGCTCTGCACCAAGCACCATTCCTCCTCGAAGCAACGCGAGGAGAGCGGCAAGCGAGTGGTCAGGATCGGGGCTGATGGATGGCCCGTCTAACGCCCTGCCACCTGCCCGGCGTCGCCTATGCGGGTAGGGGGTATAGGTCCTCAACCCCTTGGGGGCGCAGGACCGCTAGGGGGCAAAATCTTTCACAAAGCCAGATTAACGTCGCGGATTGATCAATATGGCCAAGCGAGGAGCGAAGCCGAAGCCGGCGCATCTTCGCCTGGTTGACGGGACGCACCGCACCACGCGGCACGGCGATGCCGGAGCTGCGAGGCAAATGGTGGAAGAGACCGTCGCCTCATTTGGCAAGCTGGAAAGGCCGCGAGGCCTGACGCGCGATGCCATCGCCGCGTGGAAAAAATACATTGAGCCGGCGGGTTGGCTTGACGGGTCCCGCGAGCCGGCCGCCATCGCCTTCTGTGAACTCTGGTCGGAATTCAGGCGCAGCCCTTCCGCTTTCCCAGCGTCCAAACATGGGCAGCTCCGCGCCTACATGAGCGAGCTCGGGCTGACCGACGAACGCAACCGAGCGGACGAGCCGGACAAGCAGACGGATGAATTCTTCGACGAGTGACGACCGTGTGACGGCTTATGCGAAGGCTGTCCTTGGCGGTCTCATCGTCGCCGGCCCGCATGTCCGGAACGCCTGCCAGAGGCATCTCGACGACCTGAAGCGTTCGGACGTTCATTTCGATGTCGACGCGGCCAACCGGGCGCTGCGGTTCTTCGAGACCAAGCTGTTCCTGAGCGAAGGGCAGTTCGAGGGGCGCCCCTTCCGCGCGACGCCTGCGCAGGCCTTCATCATCGGTTCCATCTTCGGCTGGAAACGGAAGGACGGCACGCGGCGGTTCCGTCGCGCCTACATTGAGCAGGGGAAGGGCAACGGCAAATCGCCGCTGGCGGGCGGGATCGGGCTTTATGGCCTGATGGCGGACGGCGAGCCTGGCGCGGAGATCTACTCGGCCGGCGCGACGAAGGAGCAGGCCGGCATCCTGTTCCGCGACGCGGTCAAGATGGTCGACAAGTCGCCCGATCTCGACAAGCGGCTTAAGCGCAGCGGCGGCCCGGGGCGCGAGTTCAACATCGCCTATCTGGCCAAGGGGTCGTTCTTTCGCCCCGTCTCCAGGGAGACCAAAAAGACCGGTTCGGGCCCGCGCCCGCATTTCGCCCTCGTCGACGAACTCCACGAGCATGCCGACGGCGGCATCATCGAAATCCTCGAGCGCGGGTTCAAGTTCCGCCGGCAGCCGCTGCTGCTGATGATCACGAACAGTGGCTCCGATCGGAACTCGGTGTGCTGGGCCGAACACGAGCACGCGGTGCGCGCCGCAGCGGGGAACATCGACGCCAAGGATGGCGATGCCCATTACCTAGGCGACGTGCTGGACGCCAATACGGATGCCACATTCTCCTATGTGTGTGCGCTAGATCCTGACGACGACCCTTTGAGCGATCCGGCCTGTTGGATCAAAGCCAACCCCTTGATGGGGGTGACGATCACCGAGGAGTATCTGGCGGGCGTCGTGGCCCAGGCCAAGGCGATGCCGTCAAAAATGAACGGCATTCTCCGGCTTCACTTCTGCCAGTGGACCGATGCCGAAACCGCGTGGATGACGCGCGAGGCTCTGGAGCCGGCGATCGCCGATTTCGACCCGGCTGAGCACCACGGCAAACGTATCTGGATCGGGCTCGACCTGTCTCAGAACCGCGATATCACGGCGCTTGGTGCCGTGGTTCAAACCGGAGAGATAGAGGTCGAAGCCGAGCGCTCCGGCGAAATCCAGAAGGTGCGCAAGCCGACCTATGATGCGTGGATTGAGGCGTGGACGCCGGGTGACACGCTCGACGCGCGCGCCTTAGAGGACAAGCTGCCTTATCGGCAGTGGGTTGAGGCAGGGTTCCTCAACGCGCCGCGTGGTCAAAGCATCCGCTACGATCATGTGGCGCAGGCGCTCGCCGAATATGCCCATGACTACGAGATCGTGTGCGTCGCCTATGACCGGTACGCGTTCAAGCGCGGCTTTGAGCCGGAGTGCGAAACGCTCGGCCTGACGTTGGATTTCGTCGAGCATCCGCAGGGCGGCACCAAAAAGGGCAAGCCTACCGAAGGCATGATCGAGGCAGCAAAGGAGGCCGGGCAAGAAGCCGAGGGGCTTTGGATGCCGGCTTCGGTGCGCGAAATCGAGGATGCCCTGCTTGAGGGTCGGATCCGTGTCCGACGGAATCCGGTGCTCATCTCGGCAATGATGTCGGCGGTCACAGACAATGATCGTTGGGGCAATCGCTGGCTGTCTAAAGACCTTGCGGTCAACAAGATCGACGCCGCGGTGGCATTGGCCATGGCAATCGGTGCCGCTGCTTCCTACGGGGGCGGTTCATCGACATCCGTCTACGAAGAACGCGGCTTCTTTTTCGTCTGAGGCAACATGAAACGCATCTGGTCCGGCCTGTTCGCCGCGCTCTCTGGAGTGGCGGAGAAAATCGGCGCGCGTGAACTGATGCTCGTCATCGGCCTCGGTCTGGTCGGATACGGGCTCTTTCTCGTGTTCCCGCCGGCGGCGTTTGTCGTGCCGGGCGCCATTCTGTGCGCCGTCGCCGTGTTCGGTGTCCTCTGATGGGGTTCCTTTCCGGTCTGTCCCGTGAGGCGGCGTTCTCGGCGCCCGTTACGCGAGCGTCTGCGGGCGTCCCCGCCCAGGGGTTTCTACCGACGCTTGGCTCTACGCCGAGCGCGACGGGCCTTTCGATTTCGCAGGGCACGGCCATGTCCGTGTCGGCGGTCTATGCCTGCGTCAGCCGGCGCGCCTCCGACGTGGCGCGGTGCAAGCCGTCCCTGATGAAGGTCGTCGATGGCAAGCCGACCGTCATTGATAACCATCCTGTCGCCAAGCTGTTCCTCCGGCCAAACTGGGTGCAGACCTGGTTCGAATTCGCGCAGCAGATGGAAACGGCGCTGCTGCTGCGCGCCAATGCATATGCAGCGATCATCCGTGGGCGGGATGGATTACCGAAGGCGCTGATCCCGATCAACCCCGATGCGGTTATGGTTCTGGAAGCCGCCGACGGGTCGATCTTCTACAACACCAACCGCATTGGCTTGTTCCAGATCGCGGCACTGCGCGACTTCGGCGTCGCTATCCCGGCCGAAGATATGTTCCACCTGCGGGGCCTGACCTTCAACATGCTTGTCGGCGCCTCGACGATCGGGCTGGCCCGAGATTCCATCGGCGTTGCGATGGGGCTGGAGCAGCAGGCGGCGCGGTGGATGGCAAATGGGGCCAAGCCGTCGGGCGTGCTGAAGACCACCAAGACCCTCACCAAGGACGCCGCCGTTCGGCTCCGTGACCAATGGAACCAGTTCACCAGCGGCCTGCAGAATACCGGCCGCACCGCTATCCTAGAAGACGGATTGGAATGGACGGCGCTTCAGCTTGATGCCGAAGATCTAGCATTCATCGAACAGCGCAACCATCAGGTGGCGGACATCGCGCGCTTCTATGGCGTACCGCTGCACAAGCTCAACGTTCCCATGAGCGGCGCGCAGCTTGATCCGCAGAAGGCGCAACAGGTCTATGTGAACGATGTCATCATGGCCGACCTTGAGCTCTGGGAACAGAAGTTCGAACAGGTGTTCGACCTAGACGACGAGGGCATGTCGGTCGAATTCGACGAGCGCAAGCTGCTCCGCGCCGACGAATCCACCCGCATCAATACCCAGCGCCTGGCCGTGATGTCCGGGCTGCGCACGCAGAACGAATGCCGCGCCGAGGATGGTTTGCCCCCGGTGGAGGGCGGCGATGAGCTTCTGCGGCCGGTGAACCTTGCCGCCAGCGGATCGGACATGACCGGCACCGCGCCCGACGGCGCCGGCCGGCCGGAAGCCGGGGACCTCCCCGACCCCGGCGCTGCCAATGAGACCCCGGAGGAAAAATGAGCGCTCCTCGTCTGACCAAGGTCTATAAGGCCGCGACCGAAGCCCTGGCCGACAAGCGCCAGGTGCGGGTCATCTGCTCGACCGAGGAGGTTGACCGCGCCGGCGAGATCGTCGTGCAAGCCGGTATCGACTTTTCGCACTACATGGCGAGCGGGGCGGGCACGGTTCTGTGGAACCATGACACCGACAAGCCCATCGCCAAGTGCGTCGACATCGTCGTCCGCAATGGGCGCATCGAGGCGCTGGTGCAGTTCCCGCCCGAGGGTGAGGACGAAGAGGCTGATCGCTATTACGCCAAGATCAAATTCGGGTCCGTCTCCGGCATTTCCATCGGTTTCGCGCCGATCGAGATGGAGCCTCTCGACCGCTCCAACCCCAAGAAGGGCCCGCAGAAATATCTCAAGGCGGAGCTGCTGGAATTCTCCTTCACCCCGGTGCAGGCAAATCGCGGATCCCTGGTGATCGAGCGCGGCGCGGGCGCGGTGTGGAAGGTCGGCGCGTCGCTCAATCTGAGCGCCTCGGATGAGGCGGGATGGGATGAGGGGCAGGCAAGCGAGAGCATCTTCGACAAGGCTGGTTTCGGCAGCGATACGCCCGACCCGACCTTCGCCCGCAAGGGGTTCCTCCTCTATGACGCCTCGCGGCCGGCTGATCGCAAATCGTATCAGCTGCCCTTCGCCAAGATGGTCGACGGCCGCCTCGTCGCCGATGCCGAAGGCCTCAAGGCCGCAGGCGAATTCCTCCAGCAGAGCAGCATTCCCGAGGACGTGGCCGAGAAGGCTCGGGCGGTGATCAACCATTACGAGGGCAAGATGGCCAAGACGGACAAGCCGGTGGCGAAGACCGCCCCGGCCATCAAGGTGAAGGGCCTCTATGACATCGGGCGCCTTGCCTCTCTGCTCAGTGAGCTCGGGTGGGTCCACGACTGCTCTGTGTGGGAAGCGCAGATGGAGGAAGACGGCAGCGGCGTCCCGAAAATGCTGGCGGACGCCATGCAGGCCGTCGCCGCCGCACTGCTCGCGATGACCGCCGAGGAAGTCGCCGAGCTGCTCGCACAGATCACGCCGGAAGGCGAAATAGCGGTCAAGGCCGGTATCGTGCCGGCGACCGCCAGTCCGATCAAAAAGGCTTTCGCCGCCGCGCGCGTGAAGGCCGGCCGCAAATTCTCCGCCTCGACCCGTTCGTCCATGCGCTCCGCCTGCAAGTCCATCATGGACGGGCATGACGCGCTGGTCGCACTGATCGGCGTGGAAGAGGAAGACGACGAGGAAGGCGAAGAGCCCGAAGACGTCGAGAAGACTGCCAAACCCGACAGGGGTGCGGCGGTGCTGCTGAACCAGCGTCAGCGGCGCCTTGAAGTGATGCGGCGACAGGCCGCCTGACCCACCGGCGACAGGCCGCTCCCACCATCTCCGTCGTCTCGCGGGCTTGCCCCGCCACGGCGACGCGCACCCCTTTCGAGGAACATCACATGGAAAAGATCGCCCATCTCCGCGTCAGGCACGCGGACATCATGGTGAAGATGAAGGCGCTCGCCGATAAGGACGACGCCACTTTCACCGACGCCGACAAGACCGAATTCGACACCCTCGCCAAGGAGGCGGATACCGTCAGCGAGCAGATTGCCCGGCAGAAGTCGGTGCAGGATCGCATGGCCGCGACCGCCCAGCCGACCATCGGCCAGGATCGCCCGGCGACGGTGCCCGCGGCCCCGGAGTCGGATCGCTACGTCAAGGAGAAATCCCTCGTCGTCGGCGGCATCACCAAGATGCTCGGCGTCGGCGGCGGCACCATCTATGGCGCCCGCGAAGCGGCCAAGGAGATCTATGGCGAGAGCCATCCGGTCACCAAGGCGCTCATCGTCTCGTCGGGCCCCGCCGGCGGCTTCATCGTGCCGCCGGATTACATGAACGAGATCATCGAGCTTCTGCGCCCGCAGGCGCAGGTGCGTGCCGCGCAGCCGCGCAACATTCCCATGCCGCGCGGCACCCTGACCATCCCCGGCCAGGCGTCCGCGGCCACGGCCAACTACGGCTCCGAAAGCGGCCGTATCACCGCCAGCCAGCAGAGCCTCAACTCGATCGTCGCCACCTATAAGAAGCTGACCGCTCTTGTGCCGGTGTCGAACGACATGATGCGCTATGCCGATCCGGCCGTTGACGCCTTCGTCCGCGACGATCTGGTGAAGGTCATCGCGCTTCGCGAGGATCTGGCCTTCCTGCTCGGCGACGGCACGGCGGACACCCCGCGCGGCCTCGCTTCGTTCGCCAACGCCTACGCGGTGGCGGGTGGCGGCACGGGTGGCGTGTGGAGCACCACCGGCAACTCGACGGCGGCCGCAGGCGGCAACTTTATCACGTCGACCTCGTTCTACACGCTGGCGACGGCGGCGCAGGAACTTGGCGGCCTGATCAACAAGCTGGACACCGCCAACGTGCCCGAGCGTCGCCGCGTGTGGTTCATGCACCCGCGCTCCAAGAACTACCTGTACAACGTGCAGAACTCGCTGGGCGTCTATGTCTACCGGGACGAGATCAACACCGGGAAGCTGCTCGGCTATCCGCTGCGCACGACCACGCAGATCCCGACCAACATCCGGAACGGTGACAGCTCGCAGACGGACTGCTCGTTCGTCATTCTGGCCGAAATGGACGAGGCCATGATCCTCGACTCTATGCAGCTGGAGCTGGCGGTGTCCCGCGAGGGCTCGTACGTCGACGCCAGCGGCGCGACCATCTCGGCGTTCCAGAATGACCAGACCCTGATCCGCGCCATCACCGAGCACGATTTCCAGATGCGGCACGACGCCGCCATCGCGATCTCGCAGTTCGTGCGCTGGGCGCCGGCCATTTCGTGATCATCGGGGCCGGCACCGCCGGCCCTTCGCCCTGACATCCCCTTCGAAGGACATCCGCCATGAGCGATATCGTTCTCCAGGCGAACGTGGCCTCGCTGGGCTCTCTCAAGAGCCTGTCGGGCCCCGCCGCCGCCACTGCCGCCGGCACCGGCGACAGCTCCACCACCACCGGCCGCACCGTGGATCGCTTCGGCTTCGCCTCGGGCGGCATCCCCGGCACGCTGGCTGCTGGCATCGCCTGGGACGCGACCCTGGCCACCAGCAAGACGCTTTCCGTCGGCTACGCCGTGCAGGACAGCGCCGACGGCAGTGCCTGGGCCGATTATCAGACCGGCACCTATGCCGTGGTCGCCACCGGCGCGACGGCCGCCTCCGTTCTCGGTGGCGAGCTGGAAGTGCCGGTCGATCTGCGCAGCGCGCGCCGCTATGTGCGCGTCAACTTCGCGCTGGATCTTTCGGCCACCGGAACCGACACCGCCGTGGCGCGCTCGATCGGCTTCTTCGCCGGCTTCGACCGCCTTCCGCAGTGACATTACGAGGGCGGGCGCAGGCTCGCCCTCGTTCCTCTGGGGAGCGGCATGAAATTGAACGTCGGCTGCGGCCGGAACATCAAAGACGGCTGGGTCAATCTCGACTGCATGGGCCTGCCTGGTGTCGACATCGTCGCCAATCTGGAAGGTGGGTGCACGATTCCATTGGCCGACGACACGGTCGACGAGTTCCTGCTGTCGCATGTGATCGAGCACATCCGTGACACGCTGCCCTTGATGCAAGAGCTGCATCGCATCGCCCGACCGGGCGCGCAGATGACCATCCGGGTGCCCTACGGCTCCAGCGACGACGCCCATGAGGACCCGACGCACGTACGGTGCTATTTCCTCAAGAGCTTCAATTACTTCTCGCAGCCCTATTACTGGCGGGCCGATTACGGCTATCGCGGCGACTGGCGCACGACCGACATCTATCTCGTGATCGATCCCCGTTTTACCGGGTGTTCGGCGGAGCAGGTGATGTCGGCGCTGAAGGTCGAGCGGAACGTCGTTTCGGAAATGGTCGCCTGCCTGACGGCGGTCAAACCGATCCGGGCCCCCGAGCAGCGGCAGCGCGTGCCGCCGAACATCCATCTTGTGGCATCCGGAGCGCATGAATGACCGAGCAGGCCCGTCTCGAACGGATGAAGTCGCGTTCGGTGATGGTGTGCACCCCCGTGGCGCGCAATCCGGTGTGGCAGTACACCCAAGGCTTGGCCTCGACGATGATGACGCTTCTCGAGCACGGCATCCCCTGCTCGTTTCAGTTCGTCGTCGGCGGTTCGGTGATCTGCAAGGCGCGGAATGAGCTGGTGGCGCACTTCCTCGCTTCGCGGTTCACCGACCTGATCTTCATCGACGACGACATGGAGTGGAGCCCGAACGACGTCCTGCGCCTGCTGGCCTCTGACAAGCAGGTGATCGGCGGCGTGGGCCGGATGCGCGTCGAGAAGCCCAACAGCGATCCCGAGGTCTGGTGCTGGCGCCCGCTGACGGATGCCGCCGGCGGCCTGAACCAGGACGAGATGGGGGCGATCGAGGTTCGGGGAGTCGGCGCGGCGATGCTGCGCATTCACCGTTCGGTCTTCGAAGCCATGATTGCCGCGCATCCCGAATGGAAGCGCCCCGGTGCGCGGGATTGGCCGGAGGAAATTCGGGCGAACTACCACGAGTTCTTCGCCCAGACTGCTGAGGCCAGTGAGGACTATCTGTTCTGCAATCGCTGGCGGGACCTCGGGGGCGCCGTGTGGGTGGACCCGCAAATTACCCTGGGACATGTCGGGTCCTACACCTATCGGGGATCTGTCTCCGAAATGCTGGTGGAGAAGTGACCATGAAGACCGTCGACCTCACCTGTGACATGCGCCCGTGGCGCGCTGGCGATGCCATCCACCTTGAGGATGAGCTTGCCGACCGTCTGGTCGCCGCCGGCGAAGCCGAGAACCCGCGCCCCTTTCCGCCCGGCTTGGAGCCGCGGCGCGGGCGTCCGCCGAAGGGCACCTATCTGACCAAGGGGAACTGACATGGCCGATCCGTGGAAGAATGCGAGCGGTGATGTGCTGGCGCCGGGCCGCAAAGGAACGGTAATCACTCCTGGAAGCAGCGACCTCCCGAACGTCTGCAAGGGGCTGGTGGTGCTTGCGGCCGGCAATGCGACCGTGATCCCGGTCGACAACGCCGACAATGAGACGCTGGCCTTTGTCGGCCTGAACCCAGGCGACATCATTCCCTACCAGGTCCGTCGCGTCACCGCGGCGACGGCTAGCCTGGCGACCATTGACCGCTGATGCGCACCACGCTCATCACCACGGTTATGACAGCCGCCAGCGATTACAAGCTGGTGTCGGTCGCGGACGTCAAGACGGAGCTCGGCATCACCGGGACGACCGATGACACCTGGCTGGGGAATGTGGTTGATCGCGCCTCGGAAGCGGCGGCTCAATATTGCAACCGGGTCTTCCAGGCCGAAACGGTGCGCGATGAGTTCTGGCCGGAGCGCGATTCCTATCCGTTCCAGCTTCCGGGCGGGTTGGCGCCTCTGCAGCTCAGCCGGTGGCCGGTCAAAGCACTGACCTTGGTCACCGAAGGGGACCAGACCCTCACCGAGGCGGCGAGCAATTTCCGCCTCGATAAGGAAATGGGGCAGATCACCCGGTTAGACGGGTCGGCCTATCCGACCGCGTGGCTGCCGCGCCCGATCAAGGTCGAATACAGCGCCGGCTATGACACCATCCCCTTCGACATACAGGACGCGGTCATCCGCATGGTGAAGAGCCGCTGGTTCCTGCGCAAGCGCGATCCCCTGCTCAAGCAGGAAGACGTGCCGGGCGTGCACTCGGCGTCCTACTGGGTTTCCACGGGCGGCGAGGGGGCCATGACGCCCGACGTCGCCGACCTGCTCGACAATTACCGCGTTCCCATCGCGATCGCCTGACCATGAGCCCCGAGCAAGCCCTATCTGCCCTGGACCGCGCCCTTGCGGCCCATGGCCAGAACGCCACGCTGCGCCGTTATACCGGCACCGGGCCCAGCCGCACGGCGTCTGATGTCACGGTGCGCGTGCGGTTGGACGATTATCGGCCGGAGGAGCTCGTCGGCGGCATCATCCAAGGTGACAGCCGGGTGATCCTTTCGCCCAGCCAGATCATCGCCGCGTCCTGGGGCGGAACGCCGGCGGACGGAACGGACGGCCGGGTGCCGGTGAAGAACGACCAGATCATCGTCGCCGGCCGGGCGCGGATAGTGCAGGCGCCCGTGCCCTTCTACATCGACGGCCAGCTGGTCCGAATAGAGTTGCAGGTGCGCGGCTGATGCGCGTGTCGGCGAAGATCGACACCATCGACCGCGACGTCGTTCTGCGGCTGGTGGGCGACGATGCTGATCGCTCCCGGCAGTTCGCCGCCTACGCTCGCGAGGCGCTCGTTGAGGCGCAGGAGGTCAACCGGAAGACCACCGGCCAGGTGCCGCCGCACGAGACATTCGTCGACGGGCGGCGCGGCGCCGCGCTGGAGACGGTGAAGCCCGACGGCACCATCGTGTTCGAGTTCGATCTGCTCAACGACCTGTTCGAGTGGATCGGTCTCACGCTCATGCAGCATTCCCCGGTCCTCGCCGGGCGCTACCAAGATTCGCACCTGTTCTTCGCCGACGGGGTCCAAGTGCTGCCGGGCGAGCCGGCGCCGTCCGGCGCAGGGGAATATGTCTTTCTCAACTCTCAGCCCTATGCCCGAAAAATCGAGCGGGGCCTGTCACCGCAGGCGCCGGCCGGTGTCTACGAGGCCGTGGCTACGCTAGCCAACCGGCGGTTCTCGAACGTCGCGCGGGTGAGGTTCTCGTTCCGTTCTCTTCCGTCTGGTGCGATCGGAGACTGGGCCAAGACGACCAACATGCGAGCGAACCAAGAAAGCCGGAACCAACCGGGCGACAAGCGCTTTGAGTGGCTGACCCGTCAGCCGGCCATCGTGATCACGCTGAGGTAGCCATGGCCTGCGCTGCTGTCATGGCCGCCGTCCGCGCGCGGCTGGATGCCAATTGGACCCGATGCCCGGTCGTCTATCCGAATGAGGACATGACGGCGCCGGCCGACAAGTCCGCCTTCCTCTCGGTGCAATACCCCGTGGCGAGCGAGGAACAGAAGACCGTCGGCGCGCCGGGGAACAACGTGTTCCGCGAGGCTGGCGTGATCCGTCTCGTGCTCTCCATCCCCATCGGGGCCGGGGTCGACGCCTATTCCGTCTGGCTCGACGAGCTGCGCGCGCTGTTCCGCGGGAAGCAGTTCGATCACGTCACCACCTGGGCGCCCTCCGGCGGCGTTCTCGACGACCGAAACGACGATGGCGGTTACTGGATGCTCTCCAGCGCCGTTGAATATTACTTCGACCTCCACGCCTGACAGGAGCCCTTCCGATGGCCGAACTGCAGTCGACTAACCGGGTCAAGCTGTCGAAGGTGCGCGAGTCGACCTTCGGCGTGACCCCCACCAGTCCGGTGTTCAAGGAGGTCCGCCAGACCTCCTCCGGCCTCGCCAACAACCCGAACACGGTCATCTCCAACGAGATCCGTTCCGACAGGCAGGTCACCGATCTCATCCTGACCGGCATCACCTCCGGCGGCCCGATCGGCGGCGAACTGTCGTTCAAGTCGGTGGACGATGACCTCGAAGAGGCGCTGCAGGGCACCTGGACGACCAAGCCGACCCGCGACAATAACGGTACGGCGGACAGCGTCATCACCGCCGTGGCGGCGTCCAGCGACACTTATACCGTCACCACTGGAACGGCGTTTCTCACCAACCATATCGTGCTCGCCGAGGGCTTCGGTGAGGCTGCGAACAACAGCGTCTTCATCGCTCAAGCCGGTTCCAACGCGACGTCGGTGATCGCGCCGTCTTCGCCCGGCCTCGCCGACGAATCTGCCCCACCCGGCGCTGCTGTGCTTCGCGCGGTGGGTTATCAGGGCGCCTCGGGAGACATCGTGGCAACGGTCACCGGTGGAAACGCGCTCACCTCCACGACGCTGAACTTCACCACGCTGGGCCTCAATGTCGGCGAGTGGATCAAGATCGGCGGCGTGGCCACCAACACCTTCTTCGCCAGCACGGCGGCGAACAACGACTGGGTCCGCATCTCCGCCATCACTGCGAACCGTCTCTCCTTCGACATCGTCCCGACCGGCTGGGGTGCGGACGCCGGCACCAGCAAGACGATCCAGATCTATTTCGGCGACTTCCTGATCAATGGCACTACCAAGCGCTCCAACACGTTCGAGCGCCAGTATCTCGACCATTCGCCGGTCACCTATGAATACCTGACCGGCCAGACGCTCGACACGCTGGCGATCGATGCGCCCCAGCAGGCGATCGTGACCGTGGCCAAGACCTATATCGGCGCGAACGGCACCACGACCACGACCCGCGCCTCCGGCGCCTCGGATGTGGCGGCGCCGACCAAGTTCGTGATGAACTCCTCCTCCAATGTCGGCCGCATCGGATTCGATGGTTCGGCCATCACCGGCGCCAACTACGTGATGCGCGCCAACATCAACTACGCCAACAATCTGCGCCGGCAGACCGCAGTGGGCTCCGTCGCCGCTGTGGGCGTGGGAAATGGCGAGTTCAACGTCACGGGCACGCTGGAGAGCTACTTCTCCGACGCCTCGGTGCTCACCAAGATCGTCAACAACACGCTCACCTCGTTCGACCTGCGTGTCGGCCGTTCCGACGGCAACCGCGAAAAGCTGGTGTTCGACTTCCCGAGCATCAAGCTGGCGTCGGGCGCGGTCACGGTGACTGGGAAAAATGCCGACGTGATGTTGCCCGCCACCTTCCAGGCCTTCCGCGACGCCACCAAGGGCTACACGGCCTCGGTGACGCGCATCTGGTATCTCCCGAACTGAGGACCCCATGAAGCTCTCGAAAATCCGTAGCGGTGTCGCGAAAGCCGAGGCCGGCGCCTGGGTGCGCAATCTGCCCATCGACGGCCTCGACGATCTCGCCCTCAAGGTGCGCGGCGCCTTCAACAACGATGCGGTGCGTCTTCAGGGGAAGCTCATCGCCGAACTGCCGAAGAATGAGCGCAAGCCGCTCTCTCCCGAGAACGAAGTGCGCATCAGCGTCGAGTTGGCGGTGGAAGCCCTGCTGATCGACTGGGCTAAGCTGGAAGACGAGAACGGCAAGCCCATTCCTTTCTCGAAGGACAAGGCGCGCGAACTTCTGACCGATCCCGACATCGGCCACGTGCTGCGCAACGCCGTCGGCCTCTCCGCCCGCATCGTCGCCTCGCAAGGCGAGGAAGAGCTTGAGGCCGACGCAAAAAACTGATCGAGGCCCTCGACTGGAAGCTCGAGTGGGGGCCTCACGCACAGCGCATTCTGGCGGCGCATCCGGGCGACCCCAACGAACTGCCTTTCATGCAGAGCAAGCCAGCGCTTGAAGATCACCTGTGGCCGGTGTGGAAAGCGTTCTGGGAAATCTCAAGCGACCGGCAGATTGGGTTCGGAGTTGTCGGCCCCATCCATTTCACGTCGCGTGACCGATACGCGACGCGCTACGGCATCGACGGCGTTGACGAGTTCGACCGGTTCTCCGCGCTCATCCAGGCAATGGACGGCGTGTTCCTGGAAAAGATGAACCGGAAGAGGGAAGGAAGCGGTCAATGAAAATGACAGCCAAGTACGCCGAGCCGGTCATCATCGAAATGCCTAGCAAGCTGCGAGAGGCTATCGGAATTGAGTGCTCGCAAACAGGCTTGAAACGATCTCGGCGGCCTCAGCCCGAAGCCGCTCCATTGTCTCCGCCGGATCGTCGGGAGCAAGGCTGAGCATAACCTTGCCGATATCCTCGATGGTTTTGGCTTCGAAATGGAACATCAAGGATCTTGCCTTTTCAGGCGTCGAGGCCATGGCGGCGATTTCGCTCATGGTGCGAACCTGCATCGCGATCAGGGCCACAACGTAGGGCCGCAAATCTTGTCTTTCCGCCACGTCTTCCTCCCCCATTTCCCGCAAAGGTAGCAGGGACGGGAGGAGAGTCGAGTCAGGTGCCTTCGTCGGGCTCGGGCTCGGGGGACAGGAGGCCGTGGCCGATCAGCCAGTCGCGGAGGATGAAGCGAATGGCTTCGGAGCGATCGTAGCCCTCTTGCCCGGCGTAAGCATCGACAGCAGCAGTCACATCCGGCGTGAGGCGAACCCCGACGCGAGGTGTGACGCCGGTCGAAGGCCTGCCGCGCTTTTTTTGTGGGACACTAATTGACATCGTGATTTTATGTGTGCCATAAAAGGCGGGCCGAAGCAAGAGCTGGAACCTCTCGCAACGGCCCTCACCACCAACCGAAATGAGGTTTCGGTCATGGCTGACATCGACAATACCACGCCCAATGGCGTGAGCACGACCCGTCGTGGATTCTTTGGGCATGCGGCAGGGGCTTATCTGGCCGCCGGTGCCGTGTCCCTTGCCCTTGAAAAGGGCGTCTATGACCCGGAGGCGGCCTTGCGGCGCGCCGCCGAGGAAATCCGCAAGGCCATGAAGGCCATCGGTTCCGAAAGCTACATGATCATGGTGCGCGAAGAGCAAAGCGGCCAGGCCGTAGCGAAGCACTTCGACCGCAACGGCAAGAAGCACTGGCTCATCGAGCTGGCTTGAACACTTGACCAATCGACTTCCCCCGCCGCCATGGGGGTTTGATGCGACCGCGAGCTTCATGGGCTCCGGCGGTCGTTAGCGACCACCTGTACGCATCCAGGTCTTGGCGGGCCGGATGCCCATGGAGACTGAAAATGGCTGCTGCCAAAAAGGAAACGACAGCGATCGAGCTGCCGAAGCTTGATATCCAGATGATGGAAGTGACGATCATCGGCGATACCCCGTTGATCACGCATGCATGGTCGGTGAAGGCAAAGCGCGAGATGCTGCAGAAGCAGATGAAGGCGGCGAAAGGCGCCAAGGAAGCGAAGGACCCAAAAGCCGATTTCGAGCAGTCCATGTATCGCTTCGAGGATGGGGGCTACGGTTTTCCGTCAGTGGCGTTCAAGGCCGCGGCTGTTACTGCTGTCACGAGCGTCTCAGGGTTGACGAAGGTCGCGGCCCGTCAGGCGTTCCATGTCGTCGGCGATGGGGTGGACGTGAAGGGCGCCTTTGACGGCACGTCGGCCCGGCTCAACCTCGTGCGGATTGAGGGCGGCACGCCCCGGATGCGCGAAGACATGGTCAAGGTGGGCATGGGCACCGCAGATCTTCGCTACCGGGCCGAGTTCTGGCCTTGGCGGGCTGACCTGCTCATTCGCTTCAATGCCAACGTGCTGTCGCCGGCGCAGATTCTCAACATCGTGAACGTCGCTGGGTTCGCGTGCGGCGTCGGAGAATGGAGGCCGGAGCGAGATGGCGAGAGCGGCATGTTTCATGTCGCGACCGAGGCCGACATGGCGAAGCTGGAGGCGGCGTGATGCGGATCGCAGGATTCGAATTCAGCGAGGGCGCGCGGTTCCAGGCCGGCGCCAGCGCGGACGCGCAGGCAGTGGGTGAACATCTGGAACTGCTTCGCCAGCAACAGCACGGCGAACTGACGCCGGAAGACGTGTTGAACGACGCAGCAAACCCGAACAGCCCTCTTCATTCCTTCTTCGAATGGAGTGACACTGAGGCGGCCCGGCAGTACCGCCTTAGTCAGGCGCGGGGTCTTATCCGCGCTGTCGTCGCGGTCTATGTGCAGGACGACAAGCCGGCGGTGCGGGCCAAGGCCTATGTCCACATCAACGAGCCCGGCGCCCCGCATTATCGCGAGACTGGACACGCGATGAGCCAGAAGAAGACCCGCGATCTCGTGCTCCAGCGCGCGTGGCGAGAATTCCAGCAATGGAAGGCACGCTACCGGGACCTGAAGGAATTTTCGGAGCTGTTCACGGTCGCCGAAGAAGTGGAGCGAAAGCTGCTCAAGAAGCAGTAAGTTGAGGGGTTATGCCGAGAGTTCCCCTCTGAACCTCGGGCGCCGTCAGGCGGGCAGGGCAGGAAAGGTTAGGCGGGGACAGGTCAGGCAAGGCAAGTTGTGGCGTGGCAGGCAAGTCTAGGAGTGGCTTGGCGAGGCTTGTTCCGGTTCGGCCTGTTAAGGCAGGCGCGGAATGGCAAGTTGCGGTCAGGTGTGTCAAGGCAAGGCCCGTTTAGGCAGGCTGGGATTGGCTTGTTATGGCGAGGCTAGGCTGCGCGGGGCAGGCAAGCCGAGGTGTGTCAAGGCGCGCTCTGGTGCGGCGAGGCGCGGCCAGGCGAGCAAGGGATGGGAACGAAAAGGGCGGCTTGCAAGCCGCCCTTTTTATCATTTTGGACGCGTCTCCCATGCGGATATCATGCTGTCCAAAGCTTCGCCAAAACCTTGCAGAGATGTGGCATAAGGAGAAATCCCGCAATAAGGCCAAAGTGCTTGCTCCTCTCGGACAAATATATTTCCACTTTTCATTGTTTTTATCTGATTCTTAATATCCATTTTATCTATACGAACTCCATCTACAGCCATACGTTTTGGCGCCCCGATGCCACACTCGTCCCAATGCGTCGGCTTTACTAATCTTAATCCTTTTGCATCTATTTCGACAATTTTCTTAATATTAAGTATTTGCGATGATCCTATTAAGCGGCCTTTCCCTGTATTATTTACAGTCATCCAACAATAGTTTCTCCTGGCTTCGCCAAAAGCGTCATTCTTTTCAAAATCGCAGCCAAATGTGAATTCTGGAGTGCCTTTGTATTGTAACTCTTCAAAAAATGTTTCAGCTGTACCCCTTTGGCTAACCGTCGCAAAGAATATTGCTGTCAGAAGAGATAATATTGCGCGCATATCACGCCCTCCGGTTGCATCTAGCAAAAGGATAATTAAGCCTATGGCCTCTGTCGAAGAAATCCGCCGGGTGACCGTGCAGGCCAAGTCTGAGGGCGTGCAGCAGGTCACCAATGAGGTGAACCAACTGTCGGCCGCGCAGGAGAACCTCGCCCGCGAAAGCCAGACGACGGCGACCGTCACCGACATGCAGTCCCGATCCCTGCTGAGCCAGGAAAAGGCTCTTGAGCGGCTTCAGACCCGTTATGACATGGCGTATCGCGCGCAGCAGAACATGACGCGCGACATGGACCTACTGAACAAGAGCCGGGGGCAGGGGCTCGTCACCGATGAGCGCTATGCGGAACTGCAGGGCCTGATCGCGGCCCACTACGTCGACACGTCGGCCGGCGCGAAGGCGGTGGGGGATGCCACCAAGTTCGCCAGCCACGAGGTAAGCAACCTCGCGGCACAGGTGACCGACCTCGGCGTGCAGGTGCTCGGCGGCCAGTCTTTCGGCACCGCAATGATTCAGCAGGGGCCGCAGATTGCCGCCGTCATGGGAGATCGTGGCGTCAAAGGTGCTCTGGTCGGCATCGGCGCGGCCATGGCGTCGCTGGTCACGCCGACGACGCTTTTGCTCGGTGGCCTTACGGTTGGCGCCTACGCGGTGGCTGCGGCATTCGACGCCATGAGCGGATCGGCGGATGACGTAGAGGAGCGGCTGAAGAAGCACGAGGAGCTCGTGCAGCGCATCGCCGACCGGTATGGCGACGCTCGCGACAAGGCTATCGAGTTCAGCGAGGCGCGGCACCTCAACGATATCGCCGACGCGAAAGAGAACTTGGAGTCGCTGCGGAAGGCTTACGACGAAGCGGAAAAGAGGCTTGTGCAGGGCCTTTCCGATAAGTCCGTCTCGATCGACACGGCCGGCAACATCGTCCAGAGCTCCGGTTACGAGGCGTTCGCCGAGGTGTTGGCCAAGGTCCGCCAGGAGGCAAAGGACGGCGTTGTTGATGTCGAGGGCTTCCGCGCCGCCGTGTGGGCGGTCATGGAGGCTTCCAGCGACCCGGCGGTGAAGGCGCTGGGGCAGGACTATCGGGCATTGGGCGCAGAGGCGCAGAAGTCCGCCGACGGTCTTCTGGCCGCTGAAGGCGCACTGAACAAGGTGCAGTCCACGCTCGGCGCCACGGCGGCGATGATGGACAAGTTCCGCGATGCCATGAAGAATTTCGACAAGGATCAGAAGATCCTTGCCGGCATGCAGGAACGGCTCAACCTGGGCACCGATCCGCGGAAGCAGTTCATCGCCGGCGAGGTGGGAAAGCTCTCCGACACCGCGACGGATGACGACATCGCGAAGGCCAGGGAACTGGCCGGCCGGCTCTATGATCAAGCGGAGGCACAGAAGGCGGCCAATTCCGCAGCGCGCGACGCCGAGAACCGGCAAAAGCAACTGGATCGCGCCTATGAGCGCAGCAAGCAGCAGGTGGACGACTATGTCCGCGACATCGAGCTCCAGACCCAGGCTTTCGGCCTGTCCGCTGCCGAGACAGAACGGCTGCGGGTCCGGCAGGAACTGCTGACCAATGCGCAGCGCGCCGGCAAGGAAGCAACCGCCGAGCTCTATGCCGAGATTGAGGCCTACGCTGACCGCGCTGCTGTTGCCGCGCAGAAGTATGAGGATCTGCAGAAGCAGCAGGATGCGTTCAACGACGCCGCCAACGGCTTCGCCCAGCTGGGTTATGACGCCTTCTCCGGGCTGATCCAGGGCGGCAAGGAATTCGGCGATGTCGTCACCGATCTCACGAACAAGCTGCTGGAGATGGCGCTGCAGGCGGCGCTGCTCGGCACCGGGCCGTTGGCCGGCCTGTTTGGCACGACGGGCACCAACGGGGCGCCAGGCGGCATTCTCGGCTCGCTGGTGACCGGCCTCATGGGCGCCACGGTGCCGGGCAACGCCGCCGGCAATGACAATTGGCGAGGCGGCCTGTCCATCGTCGGCGAGCACGGGCCGGAACTAGTGAACCTGCCCAAGGGCTCTCAGGTGAGCCCGACGCAGGATGTGTTCGGCGCACTGCGGGCGATGGCGTCCATGGCGGCGGCCGGCGGCGGCTCTCAGGTCAACGTGCAGGTCGTCAACAATGCCGGCGCCAAGGTGGGTGTCGAGAAATCGACCGGTGCCAACGGCGAGGTGAACCTGAAGCTGACGATCGACCGTATGGTCGAAGACGCCATGCTGAACCAGGTGCAGGGGCGCGGGCGCGTCGCGCGGGCCTTTGAGACGCAGTACCCGAACATGCGCAGGGCGACCGCCTGATGACCTATCCCGAATGGCCGCTCGCCCTGCCGTACCAGCCCTGGCGCGACCAGTGGGGCTATAAGCCGGGCCGGGACGCCCTGGCCACGGAGATGGAAGGCGGGGACACAAGGCAGCGCCGCCGGCCGGGCGATGATGTCGGCACCATGCAATGGGGCCGGGTCTTTACCGATGCGGAGATGGCGACCTGGGACGGTTTCCTCGTCAACATCTCCGGCGGTGCCGCGCGCTTCCTGATGCTCGTGCCCACCAAGGGCGCGACCTATGAGACGCGGGTCGTGCAGATCGTCGGCGGCTTTGGCGGCGTCTCCTATTCCGCCGTGGGTGTCGAGACGCAGGTAACGTTCTCGCTGACGGTCTTCCCGGCCGAAATGGTGCCGTTCGGGCGGCTCGACTTCGCCTATCCCGCGAACTCCCAGTACATCCCCCTCTGCTTCTGAGGCATTCATGGCCAACAATCTGACGATCAAGGATGGCGCTGGCGCCTCGCAGGTGCTCGCCACCACGGAATCCGCTGGCGTCCATACGCCCAAGCACGAGGTGACCGCATCGGCCTTGCCGACGGGCGCCGCGACTTCGGCGAAGCAGGACACCATCATTGGTCATGTCGATGGCATCGAGTCGACGCTGGCGACGCTAGCAACCTCTGCCAACCAGGATATCCAGAACGCCGGGATCAAGACGGCGACCACGTCTATCACGCGCCCGGCCGACACCACCGCCTATACGGCAGGCGACGCGATCGCCAACAGCACGTCGGCGCCGTCGGCTGGGGGGTTCGTGTTCTCCGGGATCGCGCGGGCCTCGGGTAAGTCCGGCATCATGGCGGACCTTGTGGTCACGTCCAGCAATCCGGCCGGCGGCCTTTCGGGCGAAGTCTACATCTTCGATTCCTCCGTGACGGCGGTGAACGACAACGCGGCGTTCGCCATATCGGACGCCGAGGCCAAGACGCTCGTGGCCAAGATCCCGTTCACCCTATCGGCGAACACGAACAACTCGTCTGCTCAGGTGACGAACCTGGCCATCGGTTTCGAGACGGTGGGCAGCGCGAACCTCTATTTCCTTGTTCGGGCGACGTCAGCTTACACGCCGATCTCGGGCGAAGAACTGACTTTTCGCCTCAAGGCGTTGCAGGTTTCCTGATGCACCACGCGGCTCGAATGCTGTTGCTGGGTGGGGGGGTCTACGAGCCTGAGGCCCTAGCGCTGTTTGCGCGGATGGCAGTGCAACCCAGCGCTCCCAGAAAGGCATTGATAAGCGACACGATAAAGGCTCTCAAAGCGGCAGGTGCTTGGGCAAAAGATGACGCCCTGTATTTCACAGCAGCGCACGACGCCCAGGCCGCGCGGCTGAACTGGATTTCGGACCAGTACAATCTAACGGTCGTGGGCTCGCCGACCTTTACGGTTGATCGCGGCTATACCGGCGATGGATCGGCGGCTTATCTGCGAACTGGCTTCAATCCGACTACGGCTGTTTCGCCGAAATTCGCGCGTGATAGCGCCCATATCTCGCTAACTGATCGTACCTCGCGCGCGGCAGCGGCGACGGTTGAGATGGGGGCCATTGCAATCACAGGCCTCAACTTTTCGGCCGAACTCGCCACGCGCTACACCGGCAACCTGACCCGCGCGCGCGTGACTAGCGGGGGCACGTCACCTCCAGCCTTTGCGTCGTCTGACAGCGCCGGGCGGTTTCTCGTCTCGCGCACCGGGGCGTCTCAAATTGATGGGTACCGCAACGGATCTTCTATCGGAACGTCGTCAAACGCTTCTGCCGCGCTTTTAAATTCGGAAATCTACATTCTGGCCGTAAACTTCAACGGCGCAGCCAGTTTTTCTTACGACCAGATCGCTCACGCAAGTATCGGCGGGGGTCTCACAAGCTCTGAAGCGTCAGCGTTTGATGCGATCGTAGCTACATATCTTTCCGCAATTGGTGCCTAAGCAAGGAGGTAAAAATGATATACAATTTTTTCGTTTTGACGGCTGAACAACGTGTAATCGCCATGAGTTTCAACGGCAGCGATGTCGCCGTCGACCCGCGCGCTATCGACAACGCGAGCCCCGGCGTAGGTATAAACCTTAATGACAGCGCTGTGGATTTTGAGCCCGGCGATGTCGTCACGCTTGTCGGGAAGTACGTCGCGACAAAGCGGATCGTCGATGATCCCCAATACGCGATCTATGCTCCGGGAATGATCACCTATCTGCTGACTCTGCCGTGGTGCACCCTGGAGACGGAAACCATTTTCGCCCCGCCTCCGATACTCCCTTGAGTGGCCCGCCGCCGCCTTCAGGGCCGCCCCTCCGGGCGGCCTTTTTCATGAGCGCCTGACGCATGCCCGACATCTGGAATGCCGCATGGGAGGAGGCAAACGCCGCCTGCCCGCCCAGCGTGATGCTCTATGACACGCTGGAACTACAGCACCCTGCGATCCGGGATGCTGAGGACAATGAGGTACCGGCCCGCATTGTGAACGACGTGCGCCAGCAGTCGTTCGGCATCGAGCTTGGGGCGACGTTCAATCCCGGCGAGACGGTGGTGTTCTCGCCCGGCGCCTTTTCAGCAGCTTTCCCGACCTATCAGGAAGGCCAGCCGCCCAGTTGCGAAATCACCATCGACAACGTCGACCGTGGCTTCACCGCCGCGCTTGAGGCGGCGATGGAGTACGACGCTCATCTGTTGGCGATCTTCCGCCAGTATGTGAGCGAGGACACGACCGAGCCGGCCTATGGGCCGGTGCCCTTCGTGATCAAGCGCGTGAAAGTCACTGCCACCACGATCACCGGCACGGCGCAGGGCTCCATCCTCTACGACAAGAAGTTCCCGTCCAAGGTCTACACGCGGGCGGCTTTCCCTGGGCTTGTTCGGTAGCCCGTCCCTCAACAATCTGGAGACTGCCGATGCTCACGCGTCGAATGATGATCCGTGCCTTGAGCTTTGGTGCGCCCGCCGCTGCCGTGGCGGCGGTGCTGCCTGCGGCACCTGCCCAGCCTATGGCGACCGAACTGACCGCGCTATCCGTCAACTGGGGCGCCGTCATCGCAGGCGAGATCAAGGCACGCGGCCCGGTCGCCCGTGAGATGGAGCGCGCCTACGGCCTGCGCCGCATGACCGCCTGACCATGGACCGCGCCGCCTATCTCACCTCTCTGCTGGGTCAGAAATGGACGCGGGAGCGCTCCTGTTGGCATCTTGCCGTCGAGGTGCAGGCGCAACTCTTCGGGCGCACGCTGCCATCCGTGGCTCTGCCTGACGATCTGACATGGCGCTGGATGATGGAGACCATCGACCAGCACCCCGAGCGTGGCCACTGGCGTGAATGCCCGCCCCCCTCTGTGCCCGGCCTCATCTCCGCCCCTGACGGGGCGCTGGTCGCCATGGCTCGCGCGCGTCGCGCCGCGCATATCGGCGTGTGGCTCGCTCCCGAGCGCCGGGTGATCCACTGCGACGAGACCTTCGGCGTCCAGATCGAGGCGGTGCCGACGCTCCGCGCCGCCGGCTGGAATCAGGTCAGGTTCTTCGAACCTGTGACCGCCGCGCCGCCTGCCGAGCCTTTCCACTAGGACTGACCGCATGACCACTGCGACCATGCTTCCGGTGCTGCACATCGCGGCGCCGGGGATCGAGCTTGCGCGCGCCATGCCGCGCTCCCGCGAGACGGTCGCCAGCTTTCTGCGCCGCACCGGCTGGAGCACGACCCGCACGCCGACGATCTGCGTCGTGGATGGCGAGCCGGTGCTGCGCGCCCAGTGGCGCAAGACCCGGATCAAGGCCGGCATGTCCGTGCTGTTCCAGTCGCTCCCTCGCGGCGGCTCGATGAACGGCGGCAGCATCGCGGGCCTGCTGGGGATGATCGCCCTGACGGCGCTGGCGCCATGGGCTGGCGCGGCCATCGTCGGCCCTGGGGGCCTTGCTCTGGCGGGCACCGGCCTCGCCATTGGCAAGGCGGTTATCTCCGGCGCCATCCTGCTGGGTGGTGGGTTCCTGCTCTCCACCCTCACCGCAGTGAAGGCCGGCGGTGACCAAGAGGCGGAAACGCCCATCTATTCCTGGGCGCGGCAGAGCAATTCCGCCAAGCCGCTCCAGCCCATCCCGTGCGCCTATGGCCGCACGAAGCGCACCTGCGACTATGCGGCTGTTCCCTGGTCGTCCTTCGAGGGCAACAACCAGTATGTGCACCTGCTGCTTTCCGAAGGGGTGGGCAAGTTCGAGCGCGAACAGATCCTGATCGGCGACACGGTTCTCTGGTCCGCCGAGGACGGGCTCAACCCCAATTTCACCGGGGTCACCATCAATTTCTATGACCCTGACGAGGAAATCACCGCCTTCCCGGTGAATGTCGAAACCTCAGAAGAAGTTGACGGGCAGGAGCTGCAATATCCCGCCTGGACCGGCGGTTTCATCGCCAATGCCTCTGGCACCACGGCGACGCGGCTGGTGTGCGATATCGTTTGCCCAGGTGTAGGCGAGGTCAATGACGACGGGGACTTCGCCTTCTATCCCATCGGGGCGCGCGCCGAATACCGCCCCGTTGACAACTCCGGCAATCCGACCGGCGACGGCACGTGGTCGCTGCTGGGCAGCGAGTTCTCAAAATTCTTCAAGTCGAAATCCGACATTCGCTTCAGCGTTGCCGGCGATGTCGCTCCCGGTCGCTACGAGGTGCGGCTGCGCCGGCTGATCTTCAAGAACCCTGACCCCAACGTCTCCGACACGATGACCTGGGCGGGGCTGCGCGCCTTCATCACCGGGCCGAAGGCCTTTCCGGTCTCCACCATCGCCATTCGCGCCAAGGCGACCGATCAATTCTCCGGCGATTCCGCCAGTAATCTGGCGGTGGTGGAGACGCGCATCCTGCCGGTGTGGACCGGCACGGCATGGGAAGACCAGCCGACGCGCTCGCCGGCCTGGGCGGCCTATGACATCGCCACCAACACGGAATATGGCGGCCGGTTTTCCGACACGCGGATGGACTTCCAGGCGTTCTATGACCTGGACACTTTGTGCGCGAGCCGTGGCGACACATTCGACTACGATTTCACGTCGACCCAGCCGGTGCCGGATGCCCTCGACATCGCGCTCGGCGCCTGCCGGGCTAAGCACAAATGGCTCGGCGGCACGCTCTCGCTGTTCCGGGATGAATGGGCTTCCGTGCCCGAGGTGATGCTGACGGATGGCGAGATCGTCCGGGGCAGCCTTGAGGTTGAATACATCATGAAGCCCAGCGACGCGCAGCAGTGCGTCGTGCACGAGTACATCAACGAAGACACCTGGCAGATCGAGGAGGCCATCGCCCCGCGAGACGCCACGGAGGAAATGATTGCCGACGCCACCCGTTTGCAGGTGCAGGGCGTGGTGAACCGGGCGCAGGCGCAGCGCGAAGCTGAATTCCTGCTGCGCGAAAACCTCTATCGCCGCCGGCACGCCACCTTTGAGACCGAATACGAAGGCCGGATGCTCTCGATCGGCACGCCGATCCTGCTGCAATCCGACATGCCCCTGGAATGGGGGCAGGGCGCCAAGATCGCCCAGCAGATCGGAACGTCGCTCTATCTCGACCGCGCCCTCACCTGGCAGGCGGGGCAAAACTACGTCGTGCTGCGCACGCCGCGCGCCAAGTCCTTCGGGCCGATCAAATGCAGCATGGGCGCCAATGCCTCCGTCGTGGTGCTGGATGGTACGGACCTTGGTATTGTCGAGGCCGCGCAGGGCCTGACGCTGGATGATGTGCTGGACCTCGAACCCGGCTCGCCGCTGCCCAGCCTCGCCTTCGGGCTCGGCACCAGCTGGATACGCCGGGGTGTCGTCTCGCGCGGCACGCCTTCGGGCTCGCGGGTGCAGATCAGCGTCTATCTGGACGATGAGCGTGTCCATGTTGAGGACGGCACACCTCCTCCGCCGCTGCCGACGGGCACCAGTCTTGTGCTGCCGACCTTCCCGCAGGTGTTCGGCCTCACGGCCCGCATTCTCGCCAATGAGGTGCCGCGCCGCGTGGAAGCGCAGTGGGCGCCGTCGGCCGGCGCCGTGACCTATGTGGCTCGTGTCTCTTATGACGATGGCGAGAACTGGACGGCGCTCGGCGAGACGCGCGAGAACATGCTCTCCGCCGTGGTCGATCCTCTGGCCCTCACGCTGCAGGTCGCCGCGGTCAATGCGTCTGGAAAGCAAGGGCCGTGGGCGGCCTATGAGATTGGCGCGCCGACGGCGAACGAGGTGCGCGCGGACAATCTCCAAGCCACCATCGACAGCTTCAAGGCCGGGCTGCGCGAAAAGGTCGTCGAGCAGAACGACGCGGCACTTGCGACCCTGACCGAAAAGCAGGAGCTGCAAGCCCAGATCCAGGCCGAGCTTGACGCGCAGTCTTTCCTCGACCGCCAGGAATGGCGCTTCCAGCTTAGGGCGACAAGCGATCGGGTGACGGCCTCCTACACGGAGGCGATCACGGTCGCGGTTGGGCCGGGCTCCGCCATCGTCCAGTCGATCACTGACCTGCAAGCGCAGGTCGACAACATCGGCGCAAACCTCAACGTGTCATGGACGACGGCGGTAACGCCAGCCGGCGCGCTGGCAGCCTATGACATCGTGGCGAAGGTAGATGACGGCCTGTCCACCACGCAGGCGGCCATGACCATCGCGGCCTATTCGCTGGTAGGCGGCGGGGCCTATTCGGTCATCGAACTCGACGCCGAGAAGGTCGTCGTCAAGAACACGGTAAGTGGAACGACCGTCACCCCATTCGTCATTGACGGCACCAGCGTCGCGATCTCCGGCACGATCATCAAGGACGGCACCGTGACGGCCGAGAAGATGGATGTCGCCGAACTAAGCGCCGTCGCCGTGAGCATGGGCACGCTCAGGGGCGGGAGCATCGAGCTTGGGCCAGAGGGAGAGGACCCTCTCATCGTCCTCAGTGGCGCCACTCCTTCGGCCCCGTTCCTCGACTTCTACTCGGCATGAGCACAAACACGACGATCGCCGTCATCGACGGCGTCGTGCGCTTGCGCACGGGCCTTGCTGGATATGATCTCAAAGACCCGGCACTGGATGAGCGTTATCTGACCTTCGACAGCGCTTGGACCAATGCCTTCCGGCTGCTCAAGGGCGGCGTGGTGGCTGGGGGCAGTCTTTCGACGCAAAGCTTCAGCTACCCCGCCAATCCCGTGCCGGGCACCCGTACGGTCAGGCGTATCCCCGTCACCGGGGCGACGGTCAAGACCCCGGCTCTTGCGTGGGCAACGGCGGGCAGCGGGACGGTAAACTGGGCGCCTGCCGGGCGCCTGCTTTCGCTCCCGGCCGACACGGTAAGCTATCAGAAGGCGTATCGAACCTGCGCTGTCAACCTGGCGGCCGGGGAAATCAAGGTATCGCCATCCTATAGCACACGTGACTACGCCTATCTCGTCTTCAATACGGACGCCACGGCGACGGAAAGCACGGGGCCGAACGGCGGGCGCATTGGCATTCATCCGCTCTATGGGATGGGGGCCTTCATCTCCCGTCCGGGGTTCGATCACCTGACTTGCTCGCTTGACGACATGATGCTGACGACAAGTCGCAACATGGTGCAGATCCGTGAGACGGGCATGGCGACGCCTACGCAGTGGACAGGCGGCGGTGCGCGCTACGTCGCAGATGCGGTGACTGGTGGTCCGTTCAGCGAAAGCGGCACTTTACGATATGGCGTACGTGTCACGCTGAGCCGAAGTTATCCAGACTATCCGCCAGTGATCGCCTATCGTATGGACACTGAATATATCGACTCCTTGCCGTCGATCTTTTGGGTGAGCGCCAATGAAATTATCATTGGCAATCTTCTGTCCGACAACACCGTCCGCTACGCCATTCTTGGTGTCGATCCCGCTTACACGCCGGCAACTGATACTGGTCGCATCAAGCGCATCCGCTTTTTCAACGGCGCGCTTGACATCACCAAGCACAACGTGAACTGGGAATCCGCCGCCGAGGCGGATTTTTTGTTTCGGTCAAATCGGCAAACCCCGCGTTTCACGAGGTTCAACGCTTTCGCCGTTTCATTCCCGACTGGCGTTTATAGCCTCCCAACTGCTGCCCCTGCCGGCGCCGGGCCGCCCTTTGCCTTCTTCCTCGTGAATGACACAGCAGGTCTATGGTGGTGCGGCTGCGGCTACACCGACATGCAAAACGTGGTCGGTAGCGGCGGAACATACAACTCGTATTGGCGCGGCGCCGTGATCAACCGCACACAGTACAGATGGTACAAAAACACGGCCATCACATGGAATCCACTCGGCTGGATTGGCTCCATGAACGTTTCTGACTTCTAAAGGCATCGCGAACATGGCTGATTATTACGCGACCGGCGCCGTCTCTGTGTCGAACGGCGGCACGACTGTGACCGGCTCCGGGGTGGTCTGGAGCACGGTGCAGGCCGGGGATACGCTGGAGCTTGCCGGCCAGCGGGTGACGATAGCCGCTGCCCCGGTGAGCCCCTACACCTCGCTTACGCTGGCAGTCGCATGGACGGGCACCACGCAATCTGGCGCCCCCTATGTGATCCGCTACGACGCCCCGGCGCGCTTCACGGCTGGCTATCTTGCCACGCAGGTGCGTGAGCTGGTGGCGAAGGCGGCGGTCATTGAGGCGGCGCGGCCAAGCTATGGCGTGGTCAGCGTCGGCAGCAACACGCCGCCCGGATCGCCCGTCACTAACGACATGTACGTCGTCGGTACGAGCCCCACGGGCGCCTGGTCCGGCCAGGCCAACAATCTGGCGCAATGGACGGGGTCGGCATGGCAGTTCACCGCGCCGACTGGTGGGACAACGGCGGTAAGCGAAGCGACCAACGGCGTCTATATTTTCAGCGGCACAGCGTGGAACCTGTATGTCGCGCCGTCGTCCTTCATCGCCACCTTGATGGACGATGCGGATGCTGATGCCGCGCGGACGACGCTGGGGGCTTTCGCCGCGAGCGGTGTGTCCTCATTCGGCGCTATGTTGATCGACGACGCCGACGCGGCAACGGCGCGCGCTACCTTGGGGGCTTTCGCAGCATCTGGGGTGTCGTCCTTCGGAGCCACGCTCATCGACGATGCCGACGCGGCAGCGGCGAGGGCAACTCTCGGTCTCACGCCAACCACAGGTACCAGCACGCCGACGCCGACTGCTGCGTCTGGAACGCTAACGACTGCGTCTTCGTCTCTGAAATACGAGAAAGTTGGCACTCGGGTCCGACTGACTGGGACTGTTACTGTCACAACTGCCGGCACAGGCGTGGGGGAACTTCTCTGCACTATCCCGTTCACCTGCGGCTCTAATGCCGCAACGTCTGGAAATGCGCGAGAAGTTCTTATTACTGGCGTTGGCTGTGTTGTCACCATACTTGGAGGGCAATCGTACTTGCGAATAGCGCGGTACGACAACGCTACGGTGATTGCTGACAGCCGCACCGTTCTCTTCGAAATCACATACGACGCCGCGAGCTGATTCCCCGGCGTCGCGGCGCTGATCGCGCCCGCCGTCTGATACTTCCCGACAATCTGGAGACTGCCATGACCGCCGCCGGTTTCGCGCGCGCGCAGCCGCACGTGCTCGCCTATGAGGGCAAATTCAGCAATCACCCGGATGATCCGGGTGGGCGCACCTATGAGGGCATCACTCAGCGCGTCTATGACGCCTGGTGCGCCGCGAATGGCCAGCCCAAGCGCACACTGTCCAAGGACACGGGCAAGTGGGCGGGGTGGACTGAGCAGCGAGACGCCATCTATCGCAAGCAGTACTGGGACGCGGTGCGCGGCGACGAACTGCCGGCCGGCGTCGATTTCGCGGTCTATGATGCTGCGGTCAATTCCGGGCCGGGCCGTGCGATCCGCTGGCTGCAGCGCGCGCTCCGTCTCAACCGCATCGATGGCGTGTTCGGCGTTGCGACTCTTGCCGCCGTGAAGGCGCACCCTGATAAAGACCTGCTTGTCGCCGCGATCTGCGCCGAGCGGCTGACTTTCCTGCAGGCTCTCGGTACGTGGAAGACCTTCGGCAAGGGTTGGGGGCGCCGCGTCGCTGCCGTCAAGGCCACCGGGCAGGCATGGGCGACCGGATCGGTGGGCCCGGCACCGGACAAGATCGACGACGCCAGCGCGAAGGCCGTGATTGAAAGCGCGCCGCCCGCGCCATCGACTGCCGGGGCGGATGCCGCGATTGGCGCCGGCAGCGGCACCGCGACCGTCGGAACTGTCATCGAATCCGTGCGCCAGCAAATTGAGCCATATGCGGGCGCCAGCGAGCGCGTGCAGCAAATCGTCGTTGCCCTGATCGTGCTCGGCGCGCTGGTGACGTTCGGCGGCCTCGCATGGCGCTGGTACACCAAGCGCAAAGCCGCGCGCCTGGCCGAGGCGCTCGCATGACCTGGGCGCTCGGCATCGTCTTGGACTGGACGCCGTGGTGGTTGTGGGCGCTGGCCGGCGGCGTGCTCCTCGCGTCCACCTATTCGCTGTGGCGCCCCGTGTGGGCGCTGTTGCCTTCCCCGATCAAGACCGCTGCCGTCGTCCTCGCGACAGCCGGCATTGCCTACCTCGCCGGACGCAACAAAGGCGCTTCCGGTGCTCTCCAGCGCGCCCGAGAAAAGGAGCAGGCCCGTGCAGATGAAATCATTGAGCGCGGCACTGCCGCTCGCCAGCGCGCTGATCGCGACGCTGTTTCTGGTCGGCTGCGCGACGACGACGGCTGGAAGCGGAACGACGGGTAAGGCCGTCTGCACCGTGCTGCAGCCGGTGCGCTGGTCGGCCGCCGACACCGACGAGACGATCCGCCAGGTGAAGGCGAACAACGCCGCCGGCAAGGTCGTCTGCGGGTGGCGCTGATGTCGGGAAATGTCACGTGGGAAATGGTCTTCGCCCTCACGGTGCTCGTCGGTGCCGTCGCAGGCGTGTGGTGGCGGATTGAGGGGCGAATCGACAAGGCGGTGAAGACGGTGGCGGACGACGCGAGCCTGCGGGCCCAAGCAGCGCAGGCGGCAGCATCCATGGCGGCAACCCAGCTCGCCGAGTTCAAGCTAGAAGCCGCGCGGACCTATGTCAGCAAGGACGACGTGCAGCAGGTCCGCGACGAGATCCTCGGCGCCGTGGGTGGGGTGCGCACGTCGCTCGACCGGATCAACGAGCGGCTCGATCGCGTGGTGGAGAACGCCGCCAAGCGCCAGCCGGTCCATCGTCCATGATGGAGAGCACGCCTGCAGCCTCAAGCAACCTGCGGAGTAGCGTTTAATGGCAAGCCACGTACCGGCTGGGGTGCACTTCTCGCCCGAGATTATCGCCAAGGCCATCGCGATGTTCGCGCTTGGGCATCAAGCCAAGGAGGTGGCCGAAATCCTCAAGATCGGCCGAACAGGAACCGAGCGTCTTCGCCGGCGGTGGCGGGCGGGGCAGGTGACCGTCCCCGATGAGCCGGCCGAGGAGATGGCGCCGGAGGCCATGCGCCGGGAAAACCGGGACGCCGCCTTCTGGCGCAAGCGTGCCACGGATGCGGCCCACGACCTCGCCGCCGCCGAGCACCTGGCCGAAGAGCTGGCCGGCATCCGCGGCATGCGGGTAGAAATCCCCGACTGGCTGCTACGATCTTCAGAAGGCAAAAAGGGCCGCTCGGTCATCGGCGCCCTGACCTCCGACGTGCACATGGGCGAGGTGATCGACGCCGAGGAAATCCTGGGGATCAACGCCTATAACCCGGACATCTGCCGGGTGCGGATGCAGCGCTATTTCGAGGCGGTGTGCACCGTGGGAACGCGGTGGGCGGCCGATACCGAATGCGAGGGTGTTCTGCTCGCCATGGCCGGGGATCTGATCTCCGGCGACATCCATGATGAGCTGCGCATGACCAACGCGCTGACCGCCCATGAGCAGGTTTCCGCCGTGGTGGGGGTGTATGCGGCGGGCCTGCGCATGCTGCTGGAATCCTATCCCAGGGTCCATGTCGTCGGCGTGCCGGGAAACCATGGGCGAACCACGCACAAGCCGACGGCCAAGCTCTATTCCCGGCTGAGCTACGACATTCTCGCGGTGTCGATGCTGGCCGAGCAGTTCCGGGACGATCCCCGGGTGACGTTCCAATATGGCCGGGCAAAGGACCAGATCACGCCCGTCTTCGGGCGCACGGTGTTCACCACGCACGGGGACAAGATCGGCACCCGGGGCGGCATGGGCTTTGCCGGCCCGATGCTTCCCATCGTGCGCGGCACCAAGAAGATCAGCGAGCAGCAGGCTTCCATCGGCCGACGGCCGGACCTGATCCAGCACGGCCACTATCACACCTCGGGCGCGCCGGGGAGCGTGCTGGCGAATGGCAGCGTGCCCGGCTATGCCGAGTTCGCCGACGACATCCGCGCGGTGGTCGAGCCGCCCCAGCAGTGGGTCTATCTGCTCCATTCGAAGTGGTTCCTGCGGGAACGGGCCTCAATCCAGCTCGAGGCGCCTAGCGTGCCGGACAAGCCCAAGGTGCGGGTGCCGGCCGGCTTCCGGGAGACGGCCGATGCTTAAGCTCGACGCGCCGGCACTCGTGCAGATGACCAGCGGGGCCGGCTATTGGTACTTGGCGACGGCCTATTCCAAGCACCCGGCGGGCCTGGATGCGGCTCATGAGATGGCATGCCGCGCCGTGGGCGCCCTCCGGTCTCTCGGGGTGGTGGCGTTCTCGCCGATCGCTCATTGGCATCCCGTCGGCCGGCTGTTGGGCATCAATCCTCTCGACCATGATCTCTGGATGGAGATCGACAAGCCGATGATGGAAGGCGCCGAGGGGCTGATCGTGCTGTGCTCGCCGGGCTGGCAAGCGAGCCGCGGCATCGCGGTGGAAATCGACTTCTTCCGGGAATCCTGCCTGCCTGTCTACGGCATGCCCTATGCCGGATGAGTGGATCATCCGGGACCCGGCGACCGGCCTCGTCATGGTCGGGAGAGGGCATAACGTCGTGCATGACGACGTGAAGGGGCTCCTCGCGCTGGCCGCGCTGCTGATCCGTGCCGCCTATGAGGCAGGGAAGGGCGAGCACGATGCCGCGCCGATGCCGGCTTCAGAATGGGAGCCGGGCTTTCTCAAGGCGATTGCTGACACCTGACATTCGCGCGAGCGCGCGGATCGCCGCCGGGACGCCTCCCGGTTCTTAGCCCTCGGGCGTTCCTCCCTGTCAACTCGCCCCGCCGGCCGAAAGGTCGCGCGGGGCTTTTTCGTCGTTCTGGCCTATGCTGCCCGCATGGCCTCATCAAACGGCACGCTGGGCGAGTGCATCGCCCTCGGCTACGGCATTCGGGCGACGTGCCTGGCGTGCTGGCATGCGCGCGAACTGGACCTGCCGGCGCTCGCCGCGCGCCTCGGGCCGGGTCATGGCGCGCTGCATGACGATCTCGTCCCGCGCCTGCGATGCGCCAAATGCGGCAGCAAGCAGATCGCGCTCACGGCGCTGCCGCCTGACGTGCCGACCTGGGGCGGGACGACGTGACGGTCTATTGATACGGCGGATCGACGCGGCCTTTCAGCCAGCACGCCAGATTGTCCACCATCGCAAAGCCCTCGGTCAGAAAGCACAGCATCTGGCGATCCCACACCATACGCACCGGCTCAAGCGGATATCGCGGGATGCCGACAAACCAAGAGCCGTCCTTCGGCGCCGTGTCGGGAGGCATCACGAGACGAATGCCGTAGGACCGGAGCTTCATTTCGTGCTCCACCAATCGTAGCAGTCGCGGCACATCTCGCCATCCGGCCCGCGCTTCGGGCAGTCGGCCGGGCATTCGGGATGAAAGAGCCAGCGCCAGAGGCGGCGGGCGGCGGCGATCACGCGCTCAAGCAT